CTCACGTTCGACACGCCGGACTATCGGGTGATCCTGGTCGACGGCACGGAGGAGTATCACGAGGTAAAGGGGTTCTGGGAGGACGATGCGCGGGTCAAGATCAAGACGGCCGCGGTGATCCATGACTGCTACGTCTTCCGGTCGGTGACTCGCGATCGCAAGACCAAGGGCTGGAAGATCGAGGAGGTACCGGCCGTATGACTTCGCTCCAACTGCTCACCGGCCATGCGCCCACGGTTCTCCGGACACTGCCGGAGGCCTCGGCCCGCGTCTGTGTGACCAGTCCGCCGTACTGGGGGCTCCGGGACTACGGAACCGGCCAGTGGGAAGGCGGGGAGCCGGACTGTCCTCACCGCGGGCGGGTGAAGCCGCGCAACGACACCACCGGCGCCGGCGAGGGCCATGGTCGGTTCTCGAATACTCGGGGCGGTCAGCCGGCCAAATCTGCCTACGCCGTTCCTGTCCGTTCGCAATGCCCGTGCGGGGCCAGGCGGATCGACCACCAGGTCGGAGTGGAAGATTCGCCGGCGGAGTACGTGGCCAGGCTGGTCGAGATCTTCCGGGAAGTGCGGCGGGTCCTCACCCCGGATGGAACCCTTTGGCTCAACCTCGGGGATTGCTACACCGATGGCGGGCGGGGCTCGGATGCCGGCTCAACGCTGGAAGGTTCCCGCGACAACCAGCGGGAGAGCCGGAACACCACCGTTCGCCGAGCGTTCGGCGGGCTGCCACTGAAGAGCTTGCTGGGGCTCCCTTGGCGGGCGGCCTTCGCGCTTCAGGAGGATGGCTGGGTGCTCCGGCAGGACATCATCTGGCACAAGCGGAACCCGATGCCTGAGAGCGTCCGGGACCGGCCCACCCGGGCCCATGAATACCTGTTCCTCTTCGCCAAACAGCGCCGGTACTACTTCAACGCGGCCGCGATTGCCGAGGTGTCCACGACCGGGGCCGAGGCTCGATTCGATCCGGGCACGGATGGCCTGAGCGGTGGCCACCGGCAGACGGGAAAATCGACCCGTCGATTTGGGGTGAACCCTGAGACTCGCAACGCACGATCCGTCTGGACAATCAACTGCAAGCCGTACAAGGGTGCCCACTTCGCCACCTTCCCCGAGGAAATCCCGCGGCGCTGCATTCTGGCGGGCTCGGCTATCGGCGACACCGTGCTCGACCCGTTCGGCGGCGCCGGCACCACGGCGAAGGTGGCGCTCGGCCTGGGACGCGCGGCAGTCCACATCGACCTCAAGCCGGCCTATATCGAGCTCGCGCGGAAGCGGATCAGCCCAGACGTCTCGGGTGCCGCATGAAGCGCCGGGCCGATCGGGACCGCCGCCAGTACCTGTGCGAGTGCGCCGAGTGCGGAGGTCCGTTCAAGGACAATCGCCGGACCCAGCTCAATGCGCGCGGCATGGGTGGTCGGCGACGGAACGAAGAGGACTACCCGGCCCGGCACGGACGGTCGCTCCAACCGAAGAAGAGACCCGCATGAAGCGCCGCGACGTGAAGCCGTTGCTGCCGAGCCAGCAGGCAACGTTCGGCCTGTTCGACCAGCTGACCCGGAAGCCGGATCCGGCCCGCTCGATCGCGGCTGGGCGTGAGGGCTTGGCCCAGGCCTCAGCCGGGAAGGAAGAGTTGATCGCCAAGCTCGTCCCGATCGCGCGGGAGCTGGCCGACAAGGCGGGCCGAGCCGGCATCATCCCGGCCGACGTCCGCTACTACGGCGAGTTGCGGGGCCTCATCCCCAAGAGCAGTGACCAGCGGTTCCTGAGCTTCCTGCCCACCGTGATGCGCCGGGACGGGTTGGAACCGACGGGCGAGCGGCGCAGGAGCTTCATACTCAAGAGCCATGGAAATTCTCAGATGGTATACCGGAGGGCGGCATGATCCGCTCCTCGATTCCCAAGCCGGAGCCTATCGTCCCGAATCACGGATTGCGGGCCTTCATCCGCCGGCAACCGTGCATCTTGGCCGGCCGAACGCCCTGCGAATGCGACGGGTTTCTGCGGGAAGGCAACCGACTGGTCTCTGACTGTTGCCACGTCAAGACGCGGGGAGCCGGTGGCCGCGATGAGCACAATGTCTACCCCGGGTGCCGGCGGCACCACGGCGAACAGGAAGACGGGATCAAGTCCTTCGAGCGGAAGTACGGCGTCTGCCTGAAGGCCCTGGCCCATGAGTTCACGGAGCGGTATTTGGCCGAAACGGCCTGGCAGGACCGCTCGGCCTAACCCCCAGCACCGACACAGGAGCGCGACAATGGCAGCGGAGCACCAGTGGACCGAGAACGACAAGAAGGATTTCCGCGCTGAGTGTGGGCTACTAATCCGCAAGGCGAGGAAGCGGCGCGGACTGAATCAAACGAGGGTCGCCGAGATGGTTGGCATTTCTAGGGCGACATTCGGTTTCATCGAACTCGGCCAGCAGGTTCTCGCCATCGACGTAGCGTGGCGGATCGCCATTGCCCTGCGGGCCCCGCTGACGAGTCTGTGTCCTAAACCAATGAGCAAGGGAGATTGCGCCCGATGAAAGACCAGTGCCCCAATACGATTATTTGCGGTCGGAGCGGCAAGTTCTGGCTCCGCTGGCCCTGCCAGAAAAAGGCAGGGCACCGTGGTAACCATCGCAATGACGCCATCACTGCGGATAGTCCCGAGTGGACGAACGAGGATTCCCGTCTCTCGCAGACTCGGCCGCCTGAAGGCTCCGCATTTCGCAAGCCGCCCCGCGAGAAGATGGTGTGGATTGAGGTCCGCAATGAACGCACGAAGATGACGGCGAAGGTGCCCCTCAGGAACGTGGGCGAAAAGCATCGCGCCGCACTTCGCAAGGCGCATGAGGCTCTCTGCGACCTCATCTGCTCCGACAGCGCGGAATCACATTCGGTCCCCGCCTAACCCCCAGGAGGAGCGCGAGACATGGCAACGCAACTGATTTCAAAGCGCCGGAAGTTGGCGCTGGCACTCGACCGGTCGCTCCACGCGCTGGAGGATCTGGAGTGGCAGGATAGGCCCAAGGTGCTCCGCTGGGTGTGCGATGAGTACGGCATCGACCCGGCGAGGCTCCCATTGATCCGATGACGCCCGCCGCACGCGACGAAATCGAGGCGATTCGCACGGCGTTGGTGGCCCGTGGTGGCTACTGGACTGCCGAGTTTATCGAGAGCCTGCACGCCGCTGGCCTCCGGGCCGTGGCGCCGCAGGAGAAGCGGTACGAGCGCCGGAAGGTGTGGGGTAACGCTACTGGTGGCGGCTGTTCCGTGAGCATGGTGGCCGATGAGCGCAAGGGTGAGCGGCGGAAGGTTGATTGGACCGATGGCCTGATCTACAGGGGCCGCCACTATTGGGCGTTCAGGGAGGCCGAGGGCTGGGCCAAGATCAGTCGCAACCATGTTCCCGCTTCCGACCGCCGGTCCCTGCGGGAACCCGTGCCCGAGGGGACGAGCCGGGAAGGCAAGTGGATCGGCGAGGAGCGGCGACACGGGGAGGCGAATCGGCGGGTGAGGCCGTGGGAGGACAGTCACCGTGCTACCGGAAGAGGGTACTGGCGCCGGCCTAACGCTGGGACGAGTCATCTCTCCCGACTCGCATTAGAGTGGGGCGGGCTGGCGGGCCGCCGCTCCGGTGATGCGTACCCGGTCGCGCCCCCAGCGGCCCACGAGGCGGACACAGAGCCGTTCAGCGAGCGCTGCAAGGGCACATCGTTCTGGCCCAGCGGCAAAGAGCAGCAGGCGTTCTACAATTCTCTCGGCGATCAGGGAATGAAGCGGGAGATGACGGGAGCGCAGTGCGTCGCCCTCCGCGCCGCGTTCGCCCTGTTCGGCCCGCGCTACCTGAAGGCCAGGATCGACGCGCTCCGCGGCCAGCGCCACACGGCGGACACCCTGATTGTCGCCCTCGGGAGAGCCGGGCAATGAGCGGCGCGCAAGTGACCCAATCAGGGATGCTCGATATGCAGGTTTGTGTCCCGACCGAATGGGATGACGAAGCGGTCAAGGAGTTTGCCGACCGCGAGATCCTGGCCGGAACGACCCACGGCTGGCAGGTCGCCAGGCAGGGCCACGCCACTCTCGCAGGCGCCGATGAACGGGTGCCCTGCGCTCAACGGGAAGGATTCGTGCATGTCCGACTTGTCTGCTGATTCCCCCTCCGCCCCAACGCCGGGCAGCGCCGAGCCGTGGGTGATCTACAAGCCACGGGAAGAAATCTTCTGGCGAGCAGAGGGCATCGGCTACACCGGCCAACTACTCAACGCTGGCCTGTACACCGAGCAGCAGGCCAAGGCGCAGATTGCCGACTTCACGTCCGAGCGCGACGACTTGGCAATGCCGTTGAGCGAAGCCATGCGGGTAATCGCGACGGGTATTCCAGATGACGGAACGGTCAGGGGCCACCTTGCCGCGTCGGAGTCGGCCACGGTCGAGCGGCTGGCCCGGATGGCACCCGAGGAGATGGTGGACCTTATCCGGGAGGCGTGTCTCGCGGCCGAAAACTCCGCATGCAGTTATGAGCGCGGCAACCTTTGGGCATCGAAAGAATCCGACCGGGACAAGGAGACGCTTCAAGCGCAGATCCTCGCCGCCTTCGCCGCCAAGGACGCCGCCTTCGCCGCTGTGGCGCGGGAGCGGGACGAGGCGCGGGCGGACGCGATTCGGGAGACATGGCTGACAGCGGCGACGAAGGGCTGCCCACAGTGCGGTCCCGGCTTTCCCGGCTGGACTGATGGCGGTGACGAGCAGTTGCAGTGCGAGGCGTGCGGTCGCCAGCAATGGGCAGAGGCCGCCGCTCATTTCACCAAGGTCCACGCGAACCTGGCCGATACTTTCCCGGAGGCTCCGGCCCATGCCGACGCCTGAGAAACACTTTAACGGACTCTCGCCACAGGACGCGGAGATTCTGGCCCTGATCGCCGAGGAGTGTGCCGAGGTAATTCAGGCCGTGACCAAGATTCAGCGGCACGGGCTGGAGTCCCGCAACCCGCTCGACCCGGAAGCGGGCGACAATCGGCGCTTCCTCGCGAAGGAGGTCGGCCACCTTCGCCATGCTCTCAAGCGAGCGTGGGGCGCTGGAATCCTCAATGACGAGCTGGCCGACGAGTTTGAGGATGCCAAGGCCAAGACTATCGGAAGGTGGCTGCATCATGCCGACGCCTGAGCCACGCGACCCGCTGCCGATCCACGAAACGAGCGAGACGGGACGATGAGTGTCTACGTGGACGACATGGAAGCCCCATTCGGTCGGATGAAGATGTGCCATATGGTGGCCGACACTCGCGAGGAATTGCTGGCGATGGCTGACACGATCGGCGTGGCGCGAAAGTGGATTCAGAAGCCGGAGGGGCATCCCGTGGAAGTGCATTTCGATATTGCGCTGTCAAAGCGGGCGCTGGCGATTGCAGCCGGTGCCCAACTCGTCTCATTCCGCTGGGTTGGCTATCGCCAATACCGGCTCAAACAAGGTCTCCCGGTAACGCCCTATGCGGACTGGAACGGAAAACATGATGGCTGACCCGCTGCCGATCCAGGCCATGACGGACCTGCCGCCTGAGTTGCCGGAAGGTCACGTAGGTCCGTGGCAGGTGACTGAGCACGGCGTCAATTTCCCCTACACTGTGACCTTTCGGCTCGACTCCGGCACTGTTGCGGTTCGGATGCTGGACATGCTCAACCGTTATCACGCGGCCCTGTCGTCTGCCGAGTCCCGCCTCACCGCCGCCGAGGCACGGGCGGACGAGAGCCAGCGCATCACGGCCGACCTGTCGCGCCAGATTGAGGACTGCGGCACGCGGGGCGTCGGGTATCTGCACCGCATCGAGGCACTGACGGCCAAGCTCACCGCCGCCGAGCAGGCCGCCGCCGCGCTGACGCCACTGGCCCGGCTGGGGCTGTGGGCGCTCAAGAATGGTCTCAGTGTGCCGGGCACTCGCCAGTGGTACACGGAGGGCGCGGTTGCCGCAGAGGCTGAACGGCTCGGCGTTGGGGCGATGCAAGGCACCGTGACGCACTTCGACGGAATGCCCGAAGGCGTCGAGTGGTTCGAGGACTCACCCGCCACGGTGACTGCTCGGCTGCTGTTGTCCGCGTCCCCGAGCACGGGAAAGGAGGGAGTATGAGCTACGTCGAATGGACGCCCGAGATGGGCGAGATCAGCGGCATGGGCGGCGGCTACGAGGATACTTGCCGCGCAATGGTCAAGGCTGGCGTCGAATGGATGGAGGCGCACCCGGAAGCTGATCCGCAATTCCAAGGCTATCCGGGGATTTACGGGGTCATCACAGAGGAGAATCAGGCGGCGAAGGATCTTACTGCCGCAGTGATTGCAGCGGCCGAGCCCTTTGGTGCGACCGGCGCAATGCATCAGGCGACCATCGGCCACATCCTCGCGTTTCGTCGCCTCGGCGCGGAAGAATACTGCCGCTCACTTCGGGAGAGGGAGAGAAAAGATGCCTGACAGTCCGAAGGTTGGTGCTTGTCTTGGGTGCGGCCATATCCTGCCGCTCGCGGTGTGGCGCTCCGGAACTGATATCGGCGTCTGCTTTACCTGCCGAGACCTTACCGAGCCGAATCGCGGCGGCTGCTCGCCGTCCCGTGGCTGCTCCTGTAGCGCCGCACCCCCGAGCACGGAGGGGCGCCATGAGTAGGGACCTGGACGCCGAGGTGGCCGAGAAGGTCATGGGGTGGATCTGGCTGGTCGCCATCGTGCCCCACTACTCCTCGACGTGGAGCGGTATGGAACTGGTGGTCGAGCGCATGGCCGCGCTGGGGTGGGATTGCGAGATGCAGGTTTGCGAGGGGTTCGGCACGAGCGCTGAGTTCACCGCCCAACCTGATCGCAGGGCGATTCACAGTTCGGGTACGCTTCCCGAGTGCGTCTGCCGCGCCGCGTTGGCCGCCCTCGCCCCCGCCTCGGAGGCTCCGTGAGCGCACCATTCTTTGGACCGTGCCCATATCATGGCACCGAGTTTACGTCGGCTGGATCGTGCCCGACATGCGATAGCCAGAAGATGGCGAAGCCCCCGGAGCCGGTCGAGTGGAAGCCGCCAGTCGATGTGATCGGTGACCTGATTGCGCGACTCGACCCGGAAGGGTCGTCACTGGCCGCGCACCTGATCCAGCCCCCGACCCGCACCTACTACCAAGCCGACCTCGACGCCGCTTGTGCCGCGTCCCGCGCCGCCGCGATCCAGGAGTGCGCCGCCGACACGATCCTAGCTGCTAACCTGCTACTCGATCTGGGCTACGCGACCGACCCACGGCTGGAAGGCCTCGCGTTGAATGTTGTCGAGGTCTCCAAGGTCTTACGGTATGGGCCATCGACCTTCTCTGCCCCCAGGCCATCCCGAATCACATTGGAGCAGTCCCGAGCCGTGATCGCCGAGTATCGGTCCCGCCGCCCCGGGGGCGCCAATGGCTGAGACGGCGGTACGCGAGCGCCCGATCTTGTTCAGCTCGCCGATGGTCCGCGCCATTCTGGACGGCACCAAGACTCAGACGCGGCGGGTGGCCTTCAAAGACGATCCGAGAGACCACAATCCGTGGCTCTGCGAGGGCCGGTGGCAGGATGGAGACGAGATGCTGCGCTGCCCCTACGGCCAACCCGGCGATCATCTCTGGGTGCGGGAGAGCTTCTTCGACCACGGCGAAATTGAGCGCCAGCCTGTCGCGCTGGACGCCCGGATCGAATACAAGGCTGACCCGTGGGACCGTGAGGGCGACGGGGAAGCTGGCCCGTGGAAGCCGTCCATCCACATGCCCCGCTGGGCCTCGCGGCTCACACTGGAGATCACGGCGGTCCGAGTCGAGCGGCTGCAAGAGATCAGCGAGACGGATGCCCAAGCAGAGGGCATACACGGCTTGACCGACGAGGCGGTGTGCGAATATCAAAGGCAATTAGATCGGGCTGGTGATCCCGAGGTGCCACAAGTCAACAACCGCGACACGTTCCACTATTTGTGGGACTCCATCAACGCCAAGCGCGGCTTCGGCTGGGCGACGAATCCATGGGTCTGGGTCATCGAGTTCCGCGCCGTTGCCGCGCCGGAGGGGACCAATGGCTGAGCTGACGAAGTTCGAGCGGAACTATACCGCCATCGGTGGGACGTACTGGACGCTGAACGCGCGGAACAGTATTTCCACGCCCCGACCCGGCGGCAAGCGCCACGATGATCCGCCCCCCGTCCCGGTGTCCCCGGACGGGACAGGCCCTGAAGGAGGCACGCAATGAGCGGCCTGATCTGCATGTGGCTCGGCGGATTCCTCGCCGCGACCTGCTACGAGATGAACGACCCGACGATGGACAGTCACGCGAAATCGTTCGCGGCGGCAATGCTCTGGCCGATTGTTGCGCTCGTGGCGCTCTGGATCGCCATCGACAAGTGGGTGCGTCCGTGAGCGCGTGCGTGCCGGGCGGCCGGACGGCGGAACCGAAGAATGGAGAGGTGAAATGATCTACGAACTCCTCGCCTCCGTGCAGTCCGTGTCCCGGGACTGGCGGGCCGAGGCGGAGCGCCGGCGGAAGGTGGCGAAGTCCGATCCGGTCGCCGATGCCCTGGACTGGTGCGCCGGGGAGCTGGACACCCGCTGCGCAATGCTCAAGGCGGAGTGCGCCACCGTCTCAGTCGAGCAGTACGCCGCGGCGCATGGGATTGCGGAGCAGACGGTACGGAACTGGATCCACCAGGGGCAGCTGCCCGCCGAGCGCGCCGGTCGGGGCTACCGGATTGCCCCCAATGCCGTCCGGCTGGAGAAGGCGTCATGACCGAACCGTGGTCCTATGGCGTCGGGGAGATTCCGCACAAGGTGACGGTGCTGGAGCTCGCCACGCGGGGCCACCGGCTCTACCTGATATGGCGCGACCAGAAGAACTGGCGCTACCGCTCCCTCAAGAAAATGCTCCGGATGGCGAACGGTCGGATCCTGAAGGAGGTGGAACGGTGGGCCATCAAAGAAGCGGAGGCCAAGCACCAGGCGCTGCTCGGCAACCTGCCGGCTGTCGAGCGTCGCGCCGCGGCTCCGCTCACGATCGCCCAGGCGACCGTGCTGATGCAGGATCGGGATCGGGGCTGCTACCCGAAGGACACGCCGCATCGCCGGGAGGTGCTCCGGGCGATGACCGACATCACCCGGATCTGGGGCCCGGCACGGACGTTCGCCACGATCGGCAAAGCGGACATCCGGGAGCTCGGACGGCGGCGCGCCCGGGAACTTCGGAAAGAGGGGCACATCGGGGTCCGGGGCGCCGAGATCACGGTCGGCCGGCTCCTGGCGGTGGCGCAGTGGCTCCGCGATGAAGGGCACATCGAGGAGGGCCAGTGTCTACCGGAGTCCCAGTGGAAGAAGAAGCTGCGCGATGAGCTGGAAGCCCCAGAGCCCAAGCGGCCGCGCTACACGCTCGAGGAGATGCGGGCCCTGATTCGGAACGCGCCGAAGATCGAGCCCCGGTACGGCCTGCTGCTCACGTTGGGGGCCGAGCTCCGACTCGGCCAGGTGCGGAAACAACGCCGATCGGACGTTGACCTCGAGGCCGGGACCTTCACGGTGCGGGGCCGGGGGAAGAAGCGGGGCGCCGTCGTACACCTGACGACCGGACAGCTCATCATCGTGCAGGCCTGCCTGATCGATGGCTATCTCCGCGATCTCGAGAAGCTGGCCATCGATTACCCGCTTTTCCCCCAGGGACAACTCAAAGGCGGACGGAAGGGTGAAGGGGTGGCCAGGCCCGCGCAGGCGGACGCCGAGCCGGTGACCGGGACGGCCGTGCGGAAGTGGCACCGACTGAACGAGGTGGCCTGCCAGATCGAGCACGCAGATGGCCGCGGCCCCTACGGCATCCGGCGCCAGGCGGTCGATGCAACGGTGGAAGGCGGCGCGAGCCGGGATGAGCTGAAAGAGATCGGCGGGTGGTCGGATACGCAGGTGCCGGAACGCATCTACCGGGACCAGGAGAGCAAGACGGCAAGGGACGGAGCGAAGGTGATCCGGGCGAGGATTCGAGGGGAAGTGGCCGAGGTGCACCATGATCCGACGTAGACAACGGCGTAGACAGCCCCAAATGACACACAGTCGCGTCTACGCCGGATCACTGCAACTACCTAACACCACAAGGGGTTACGAAATGGGCCTGCGAAGATTTGAACTTCGGACCTCACGCTTATCAGACATAAGCGGGGAAAGCACTTTTGCCCCATCTGGCACACCGACATGGGGTTCCGCTAGCACGCCTGTTTCTGGCTCGGTACGCAGATATAAAGGAGGGTCCAAGTCAGCCGAAAAGGCGCCGAATTGTGCCCCCGGCGTAGACAAACGGCGTAGACATTCCACTTTGGCCCAATTCACCCCGATTGTTGCACGGGGAACGCTGGCATGACCCTCCCGAGCCAACGCCGGTTGCCGAACTACGGCCCCCGCATCCACGTCCCGCGCACCACGGACCGCCACGACCACACGCCGGGCCCGGAGGAGCAGGAGCGCCGGGTGCTCGATGTGCTGGCCAGCGGCACGTTCGGCGTGATGGAGATCGCGCGACGGTCGGATCTGTCGAGTCATGCCGCGGATGCTGCCTGCCGGCGGCTATCCCTCGCCCACCAGATCACCAGCGTCAATGGCTACACCTGGAGGCGGGTATGACCACCTCCCTCAAGCTGGCCCGCGAGCTGTCGCTCCCGCTCGATGCGGTCACGCAGACCTTGGCCGCGATCGGCCGCAAAGGCGCCGGCAAGACCTACCTGGCCCAGCTGCTCGCGGAGCAGATGCTGGACGCCGGCGCCCAGGTCATCGTGATCGATCCGGTCGGGAATTGGTGGTCCCTCCGTGTCGCGGCCGATGGGAAGGGCAAGGGCAAAGACATCTTCGTCCTCGGTGGGGAGCACGGCGACGTACCGCTGACTCCGGAGTCGGGCGCCAAGGTGGCCCGGTTCCTGGTCGAGAAGCGGGTGTCGGCCGTGCTTGACCTCTCGCCATTTCGAGAGGGTGAGCGGAAGCGGTTCGCCGCGGCCTTCGCCGAGGAATTCTTCCACCTCAAGAAGACCCAGCGGTCGGCCGTGCACCTGGTCGTGGAAGAGTCGCAGAAGTTCATCCCGCAGCGGACGGGCCCAGACGAGGCGCGGATGCTGGGGGCGTTCGAGAACATCATCCGACTGGGCCGGAACTACGGGGTCGGCGCCACGCTGGTCACCCAGCGGCCGCAATCGGTTAACAAGGAGGTGCTCTCGCAGGTCGAGTGCCTCTGCGTCCTGCAGGTCAACGGCACCCACGAGCGGAAGGCGCTCGATGAGTGGGTCCAGGAGGCCGGCGCCGATCGCAAACTGGTCGGTGAGCTCCCCGGCTTGGCCCAAGCCGAAGGCTACGTCTGGTCGCCGTCCTGGCTCCGGATCTTCCAGCGGGTGCACTTCGCCAAGAAGACCACCTTCGACGCCTCAGCGACCCCGGAGGTCGGCAAAGCTGCAAAGGCCGCCACGCTGGCTAAGGTCGACGTCGAGGCGCTGCGCACCGATCTGGCCGAGGTCGTCAAGACAGCCGAGCAGGACGATCCCAAGGCCCTGCGCCGGCGAATTGCTGAGCTCGAGCGGGATGTTCGGCAGAAGGCGGCGGCGGCCTCCCCTGCCCCGTTATCTGTCAAGCCAGATATACGGGAAGTCCCGATGCTCACGGCTGAGGAGCGTGCGGCCGTGGAGCAGCTCTCGGCGCACCTCGAATCGAATACCGCCGTGGCCCGCCAGCTCGTGGCGGACAACGCCGAGTCGGTAAGCCGCTTTGAGAGCGCGTTCGCGCGCCTCCTGAAGCCACCAGTGATTCTGGCAGGAAACTTCTCGAGGGAGACGCACCGCGTCCCGCCTCAAACGAGGGCGGCAATCCGGAAGACTGCCATTCCGATGGCCCGGAAGGCGAGCCTTGGGGGGGTGTCGGGCGTCGAGCAGCGCATCCTCGATGCCTTGGCCGAGCTCGAGGCGCTGGGATCGGAGAACCCAGAGAAGGAACTGGTGGCGCTACTCGCCGGGTACAGCAACCTCGCCAGCAAAGGCTTCGCGAACGCCATCAGCGGATTGAAGACTGCGGGCGCGATCACCTACCCCGCTCCAGGCGTCGTCGCGCTCACCGATCATGGCCGCGACAACGCCAACGCAGTCGCGGCGCCACGATCCACCCAGGAGCTGCAGGCACGGTTGCTCGCGGTCCTCGGCGGGGCCTCGGAGAAGATCCTCCGTCCGATTATCGAGGCCTACCCTGACTCCCTGGAAAAGACCACGGTCGCCGCGGCAGCCGGGTACGGCAATCTCGCCTCGAAGGGATTTGCCAACGCCGTCAGCCGACTCCGGACCCTTGGCTTCATCGACTACCCGTCCACCGGCCGAGTCGTCGCTAAGCCCGTGCTCTTCCTGGAGGCCCGGCGATGACCTGGATACGATGGGATGTGGCGACGCCACGGTCTGAAGTCGTGCTGTTCCTGGCCGACCGGCTCAAGATCCAGCAGGCCCACGCGCTGGGCCACTACAACGCGATGTGCTGCGCCTTTGGGGAGCACCGGCAGGATGGCCGGATCGATCAGGTGCCCGACATCGCGCTCGAATCGTGGGCCCTCTGGCGCGGCAAGGAAGGCCAGTTCGCCAAGGCCATGCGCGAATGGTGCCCCGATGGCGACCTCCGCGGCTGGTGGCGTCAGGAGAAACTTCTGGCCCGCCGGGAGCAAGACAAAAAGAAGCCGTCAGGGAGTCGACCCCCCATAAAACCCCCAGAAGTTGTTGAGGGAAAAATGGGGGAAAAGTGGGGGAAAAGTGAAGCGAAAGTGGGGGCTACGGACGGTACGAACGAACGAACGAACGTTCCTGCTGCTGCCGTGGATGAGTTGGTCGGACGGATTTTCGGACAGCCGGACCGCCATGCGGTGGTCGAATGGTTCGAGAAACTCCCGGCCAGCACGGATCAGGATACCTGGGCCCGCCGGTTCCTGATGTGGCTGGAGGGTGTTGACCGGCCGGAAGGCCGTCCCTGTTCGGTGGCCTCGCTGTGTAAGGCGCTGGCGGACTTCCCGCTGATCGAGGATCGGAGTCTCAGCCCTGAGTTTCTGGCCGGCTGCATCAGACGGGCGGAGCGGGTGCTGGCGAAAGTGACCGCGTTGGATGGATCGAGTTGGACTGCCGCACCACCGAAAGGCGAGGTCGCCGCATGAGCGTCATCAACCGGTTGGACTGGGAAGGCTTCGTGGCGCAGGCCAAGCGCCTCCACGCCGCCCACGGCTGGAACCTCGAGCACCCGGCCAGTGAGCAGCGGATGAATGTCTACTGGGACGCGCTCCGATTTCTCTGCACGACGGCGGAACTGGCCCGGGCCGTGGATCGGTGCCTCTACGATCTCGACCATTTCCCGACTCTGGCTGAATTGCGGCAATCAATCCATGACCAACGCCGGCAGCCACCGAAGCGGGAGCCGTTGAAAGGCGCGCCGATCGCGACTATCGCGGCTGGACCCGTGAAGCCGGGCTTCCTCCAATTCGTGGAGATGCGCCGGCAGATCCAGGGGAAATGCTTTGCGCTGCCGCCGGACGAACCTGGCGACGCGCGGGAACCGGAGCCTGCGGCATGACCGACCAGCTCCCGCTCACCCAGGTGGCGTGATGGCTAACCTCGCGCGCATGATCGACTGCCTCGGTGGCCCGCTCAACGGCCAGCAGATCTGGGACGACGGGCGGCGGACCGTCCAGATCGAACGGGTCGCGAGCAGTGGGCCGATCCGCTTCGAGAAGCACAATTACGAACGGAGCGGGGATCTCCTGCTCTATGTCGGGAGGGGGCGATGAAACTCTCCGAGGTTCGCGATCTGTGCGAGGTAGTGATTACCAGAGAGGTCGAAATTGCCGACCATCAGGCCAGCGACCCCGCGGTCAAGGAATGGGTCGAGCGGTTCTTCCGCGGCGACTTTCTTGAGCCACCACCGGAGCCCCACCGTTGACCGACTCGGACCGGAGGGTGATATTGGCTGCAGACAACCAGAAGTGCGCCCCGGTGGCCCTCCCTGCAACGACAGCGGGGAGGGCCACTCGTCTATCGACCAAGGTTGTCTGTCCCCACTGCCAGGGTGATCTGATGGTGATTCCGTCGCTCGTGATCGCCACGGCCAAGCCGCTCGCGTCCCTCTCCGACGCGAAGAGCGGCCGCGGTGTGCGGTGTGGCAAGTGCGGCCGATCGTCGGAGGTCACCGAATACCGCCTGCCGAAGTCCGCGTGACTGACACGAAGCCGCTCCCTCCCAAACAGGCTCGCTTTGTCGAGCTCTATGTCGTTGACCTGAACGCGTCTAAGGCGTACAGGGAGGCGTACAACTGCACGGACAAGGTGGCGGAGACCAACGGGCCGAGGCTGCTGGGGAATGCTCGGGTCGCAGAAGCGATCAAAGTCGCCAATCTCGCCCGTTCCGAACGCACCGGAATCACGGCTGACGAGGTGATCAGGGATCTGATTGCGATCGTGCGCACCGACCGGAACGAGTTGGTAGAGAATCAGTTAGTGCCCTGCCGCTACTGCTACGGCAAAGACTTTAAGTACCAGTTCACGCCGCGGGAGCTCGATCGGGTGAAAGAGGCCTACGACACCAAGGCCACGAAGAAGACCCCGGACTTCGATAGCCAGGGGGGTGTCGGCTACACGATCAAGAAGGCGCCCAACCCAGCCTGCCCAGAGTGCTTCGGTGATGGCATCCACCGGGTGGTGCTCAAGGACAGCCGCCGGTTGTCACCCGGCGCAAAGCTGGTCTACTCTGGGGTGAAGGAGACGAAGGACGGCTTCGAGATGAAGATGGAGTCCCGCGAGTTTGCCTGGTCGCTGCTGGCCAAGCACCTCGGCATCGGGGAGCCGAAGACCGAGGCGCCTGAAGATGCCGAGGAACGGGCACGGCTGATTCAGGCCGAGCTCGATGCCATGGATCAGAGCGTGGCGAAGGCCGCATGACCACCGCTGCCCAGCCCCGGCTCCTCAACCCTCGATGGGATCAGCTCCGGCACCATGCGAAGCAGCGAGCCTATTTCGACTGTCAGGCGCTGGTCACGGTCGTACCGGCTGGCCGCCGATCGGGCAAGAGCGAGATCGCCAAGCGAAGGGTGTCGAAGCGGTCCCTGCGGGGCACCAAGCACGACAACCCCAGGTTCTTCGCCGCGGCGCCGACCCGAGACCAAGCGAAGCGGATCTTCTGGAAAGACCTGAAGCGGATGATCCCGAAAGACGCCATGCGCGGCCGGCCGAGCGAGACCGAACTGGTCATCCCGCTCTGGCACGGGGGCGAGCTCTGTGTGATCGGGATGGACAAGCCGGAGCGGATGGAGGGTTCACCGTGGGATGGTGGGATCCTCGACGAGTACGGGAACATGAAGCCTGAGGCTTGGGGCGAGAATGTCCAGCCGGCGCTGGCCGATCGCAACGGCTGGTGTGACATGATCGGCGTGCCGGAGGGTCGCAACCACTACTACGATGTTGCCGAGCAGGCTAAGGCCTTGATGCTCAGCAATCCCGCGGAGTGGGCGCACTTCCACTGGGTCAGTGCCGACATCCTGCCACCCGAGAAGATTGCTCAGGCCAAGCGAGATCTCGACCTTCTGACCTTTCAGCAGGAGTACGAGGCCAGCTTCGTCAACTTCAGCGGCCGGGCCTACTACTGCTTCGGCGATCGCAACAAGGGCGCCCTCCGGAAGCTCTACAACCCCCGGGCCACACTGATCATCTGCCTCGACTTCAACGTGGAGCCCGGTGTCGCCGCGGTCTGCCAGGAGCTGATGCTGCCGGTCGGTGGGATCGGCACCGCCGCGATCGGCGAGGTCTGGATCGACAACAACTCGAACACACCCGCTGTCTGCCGCCGGCTGCTGCTCGACTGGGGTGCACACGAGGGTCGGGTCGAGGTGTATGGCGACTCCACCGGTGGTGCCCGCGGGACCGCAAAGGTGCAGGGCTCCGACTGGGACATCGCCAAGGATCTGCTCAAGAACGGCGCCGGCGAGTTCCAGGGGTTCGGCCAGCGGGTCTCCTTCCATGTGAAGTCGGCCAACCCTGCCGAGCGGGCCCGGGTCAACGCGGTCAACAGCCGCACCCTTTCCGGTGATGGCACGATCCGGTTGATGGTCGACGCCCAATTCGCGCCGCACCTCGCCAAGGATCTGGACGGTGTGGCGCTGCTCAAAGGTGGCTCCGGTGAGATCGACAAGAAGAAGGACCCGAAGCTGACGCACATCTCGGACGCGATCGGTTACTACATCGACTACCGGTTCCCGGTGGTTCAACAGGGCCAGTACGGCTCCTCTCAATTCAGGGTGTAACCATGGCCACTGCCCTCCAGCCAGGCGTGACGACTACGACTCCGGCAGCGACCACCGAACCGCCTCCGGTCGATACCAACAACCCGGCCTTCCTCACACCGGCCTACCTGCGCATGAAGGCGAAGTACCAGCGCTGCCGGGACTTGATGGAGGGTGTGGACGCGATCCGCGCCGGCGAGGACATCTACCTGAAGCAGCTCGAGGGCGAGTCGGACGAGTCCTATGCGTTCCGGGTCATGATCGGGGCCCTGCACAATGGCTTCGCCCGCACCGTGGTGGCCACAGTCGGCATGATTCTGCTGGAAGAGATCGAGCTCGAGGACATGCCGCAGGAACTGGAAGATCTCTGGGAGAACGCCGATGCGGGCGGCACCCACGGCATGGTGCTGACCAGCGACCTGATTCTGAACTCGGTTGTCGATGGGCACGCGGGCCTGTTTGTGGACTGCCCCGATCCGGATGACCCGACGATTGACCGCTCGAATGCCTCCGCCGCGGCGGAGCCCGGCGCCGAGCTGAGCTCGGACGATGAGGAAGCGCTCGGGATTCGGCCCTACTTCATCCTGGTCAAGGCTGATGAAGTGATCCTCCCGCTGTATCAGAAGATCAACGGCCAGAAGACGCTGGTCCTGTTCATTCGTCAGGAGACTACCACGGAACGGGTTGGGGACTTCGGGGTGCAGTCCGTGGTGTACTACCGCATTTATTCGCTGGAGAAGAGCACCGTGCAGTACCAGTCCTGGCGGCTGCTGCCCGGCGAGTCCAGGCCCACGTTGTTTAAAGCTAAGAAGGCCATGCGTGTGATCAAACGGATCCCGTGGTCCCCGCTCCGGTCTGGCCGGAAGAAGAGCGACCAGGAGACGGCGCCGCCGCTGCTCGACCTGGCCGACCTCAACATCCAGCACCACCAGGTCCAGACGAACATCCTGAGCCTCGAGAGCCTGGCGGAGATTCCGACTTTGGTCCGAATCGGCGCTGTACCCGACGATGAGGGCGACTACCCGCCGATCACCTTGGGGCCGCGGAATACTATTGAGGTACCCTACCCTCAGGACGGGCAGGCTATAGCTCCGCAGCCGGTGTACTGGCTCTCTCCGCCAATCGAGGTTCTTACCGATTCGATGAAAACCCTTGAGGACACGAAGAAGGCGATGGCCGAGGCCGGCGCTGCGTTCCTCAATCCGAACACTGCGGTTGCTGAGACGGCCACCGGTCGATCGATCGACAGCATGGCCCAGAACGCCTCGGTCAAGACCGTCGGGAGAGCTACTCAGGACTGCCTCGAGCTCGCCTTCCAGTACGCGGCCGAGTTCCTCGGGATCGAGGCTGGCAGTGTAAAAATCAACATGGACTTCGAGGCCAAGGGCATCGACCCAGCCTATCTGGCGGTGCTGGTGACCGCCTACTCTGAAGGTGTCTTCCCGGCAGATGCCCTGCTCTACGCCCTCAAGACCGGGGAGCTGCCGCCGGAGTTTGCCCCAGAGCAGGAGGCGCTACTGCTGGTGACCAAGCAGCGGCAGGAGGCGGATGCGCAGGATCTGGCCAACAAGAAGGCCGCGGCCGCCCTCGCAGCGGCCGGCGGTCAGCCGCCGAAACTGCCGGTTGCGGCATAACTACTCGAAAGGGGATTCCCATGAAGAACAAGGCAGACCAGGCCCACAATGTTGTCCACGTCGTGCGCCACGCCTATCGGGGCAAGTACACCACCCACAGTCTCTACCGGAACAACGCGCCCTTTCTGGTGCCCAATATTGACGAGTGTGTCCTGAGCCGGCGCCAGGCCTACACCTTGGCCGAGATGTTCAACGGCACGATACCCTGGCCCAGGCGCAAGGCTGCATGAGCCGGCCCCACCAGGACGAGTCGAGGGATTGCTGGTGCCGGCCTGAGATTCTACAAGTCTGCCCGGAAGACCCGGATATCGATGATGACCAGCACTTCCTGAGGGTGGATGGGGTCGAGGGGCATGATGCGGACTGCTGGCGTTGCGCTGGCAGTGGAGTCGTGCCATTCTATGATGAAGATCGCGCCTGTATCGTCGTCCATCGATCCGACGATCCGGCCGACCCGGTCCAATTTGACGCAGGCCACCCGAAGCCACCGGAGCTCGCCCGATGACCTTCGACCCCCGCACGCATCTCCTCATGGAAATGCCCCCGTTTGACGATCGGGTGATCGACCAGATGAAGCCGGGGCAACGCCGGCACACCGGCGGGGTCATCTACCTCAAGTCCGCGGATGGTTCGATGACGATTGCCGCGGATGCCGTATTCGGGGAGTTCCTCAGGGCGAGGTATCACGGCCCCAACCCCTTCCGGGGCCAACAGGACATGGTGAACCAGAACCCGCGTCGACCATGGATTGGCCCCTCGAAGTTCCGGCCGCGCCGCGCCCGGCGCATGGCGGGAAAATGAGGCTGCGCAAGCGGTGGCGCTCCCGGCATAGCCAGGTGACGGTCGATCTGGGCCTCGACAAGCCGTTCCCCGATTGGGTGGCCGGTGAGACGATCACGCTGACGCTTCCGCGCGGCGAAGCATGGGCCGACCAAGCCGCATTGAACCGCATCGACTTCTCGCAGGGTTGGGTCAAGTTGTTCCCGCGCCCGGGAACGTTCCGTCGTCGGCGGCATCGCCGTATGGCGGGCAAGTGAGCGGCGACTGGCTGCGTCCCGGCCTGATGGTGTCGAGGGATGGCGGGCCGTGGCTGATTGGTGAGCCGGATGGAACTCCGCGACTGGCCACACCTGAAGAACTGAGCAGGGTCGGTGCCCGGCTGACCGTCGACTACACCACAACCACACCGACCGTCATGAGGGGCCAATGATCGGACTGAAGGTCGGCGACCTGCAGACCTGGACTGGTGACCAGCTGCTGGAGTTGGGCCTGATCCCCAGCGGTCAGAAGCCAGCGGCGGGATTGGTCCGCATTGTCGAGGTCACCCCGACCACCATCACGGTACGTGCTGAGCCAGTGCCGAAGAAAGCGTGGTGGCGGAAGTGAGCCCCACCGAGATCCTGTTCCGGCGCCGCCTCGAGCGGAGAGCCAGCCAGCTCTCCCCCGAACTGCGCCAGTCCATCCTCAGGGCCTTCAACAAGCTCAGGGCCTCGGTCAGCGAGACCCAGCTCGAGCAGATCATCCGGAGCCAGCAGATCGAGCTGATCTTCGAGGGCCCGCTGTCTGCTCAGGTACTGGACCAGGCATTCGCGGCATCCCAGAAGACCCTGCGCAACGGAGTCGAGCAGGCCGCCGAATCCGTCACCCGGACGCTGCCGGCGTCGGCGCGTGGCATCGCCTTCAATGTCCTCAGCCCCGATGTCGTGGTAGCTATCCGGGAGCTCGATACCGCGGTCATCGGTGGGCTCAAGGATGGGGTGCGCGAGGTCGTCCGGGCCTACGTGGAGCAGGGTCTCCGCGCTGGGGTCAACCCGCGGGAAGTTGCCCGGCAGCTGCGCAGCGTAATTGGCCTGGCGCCCAACCAGCTGTCCTACGTGGAGAACTTCCGTCAGGAGCTGCTCGACGGGGATCTCTCGGCCCTCGAGCGGACGCTGCTGGACAAGCGCTCGGTGGGCACGATCAGGAAGGCCTTCGCCGGGAACGGCCTGAGCGAGGGCCAGATCGACAAGATGACCGAGGCGTACCGCCAGAGCTGGATCGCCACGAATGCCGAGACGAATGCCCGGACCGCGGCGCTGGACGCCAATCGGCTAGCTGAACATTTGGGCTACAAGAACGCGGTGGATCAGGGGTTCCTTGACGGGGGTACTCTTACGAAGCGGTGGTCTGGTGTCCTGGACGACCGGGAACGGGAAAGCCACGTCCTGATGCAGGGCAACACGGTGCCATGGGATGGCAACTTCTCGAACGGGCAGTTCTTGCCTGGCGACACCGAATACAACTGCCGCTGCATCCCGATTTACGAGACCAACGGTCAGGTCAGGCCAGGTGATGGCGACCTGTCGGCGCTAGTTGCCGCTTGACGATTCGCGCATGATTGCCTAGAATCGTTCATCGCAGGACAATCTTGATGTGGTCCGGCGCTCGGATCTGGGGAAACCCGGAGGCCGAGCGTTTGTCGTTTCCGGGGTGTCGCTCACCATCCCTCGATGCGAGGTTCGCTTGGCGCTGCCGGTCTTTGACAAAGAAGAAGACGTTCCCGAGGCCTTCAAGGCGATCTACGAGGAACGGGACGGCAAATGGCACCCGAAGGCCACCGAGGTGCCGGATGTCTCCAAGCTCGAGGCCACGCTCCAGAAAGAGCGCGACGACCGGAAGGAAGCCGACAAGCGGGCGAAGAAGGCCGAGGAAGACCTCGCCGCGCTGAAGCTGACCAAGAAGGCCAAGGAAAACGGAGTCACCGATCAGCAACTGCAGGAGATCAGGGACGCCGAAGCGCTGGCTCGGAAGCCGATTCTCGATGAGAACGAGCAGCTGAAGGCCGAGAATCTGAAGGTCACACTGGTCGACCATGTCCGGTACCTGGCCCTGAATTTCGGGGTCATGATCGACCGGATTGACAAGGCGATGAAGGATCTGGCGCCCGGCCCGAATGGTCGAATCGACCGGACCGAGGACAAGAAGGGGTTTCTGGTTCGTGATGCCGCGGGAAAGGTGACCGCTGAGACGGTCGAGGACTTCCTCAAGATCACGTACAAGAAGGAATGCCCCTTCTTCTACAAAGGGTCAGGCGCTGGCGGCAGTGGTGCCGGCGGGTCGGACGGTGACGCCGAAGAAGCACCGGCTACGAACAGCGCCGTGATGGCGCGCCGGAACGCTGATATCGCCGGCGCCTTGTAAACGGATGATCCAGCCCGCGATGGGCTGATCTGATAGCAGCGCCAGGCGCGAGGCCTGGCAACCGAATGGCGGAGCGCGAGGCTCCGCAGACATAGACACAACGACCCGATCGGCGCGATGCCCATCGGTGATCGGCTTTGGCGCGATGCCGGGGTGTGGCCTTTCAGATGGTCCCGCATACGGGACCCTGAGGCCGTGCCCCGGCTTTTTGCAGTTGGATCACTCACAAGAGGATGGATCGCCATGGCACTCGTCACTCGGGTTGCTCAGTGCAGCATGGACGCCTCGCAGGGCATGTTCGCGCCCTCGATCACCGGCAATCTGTACGCCGGCGAAGCCCTGGACGTCGGCGCGGCCTGCTACATCAAGGCCGCGGACGGCAAGGTCTACATGTCGAACGGCACCGCGGCCAATGAAGCCGCCAAGTTCGACGGATTCACCGCCCGGGCCTGCGCGATCGGCGAACCGGTCACGCTGTTCGGCATCGGCGCCCGGTTCCGGTACGGGTCCGGCCTGACCATCGGGGCCAGCTACTTCGTGGCCGCGACCGCAGGCCGCCTGGATACCGCGGCCACCACCGGCGGCCTCGTCGCCATCGCGCGTGCCCTCAGCGCGACCGACATCCGCGTCATCCTCAACGCGGCCTAACGGCGGCCCAACCGGAGTCCTTTCTCCATGGCACAGAAGACCGGCACTCTCGACATCAGTTCCCTGCTCGCCGTCAATTTCCAGTCGGCGGTCAAGTTCGGCCTGTCCACGATCGAGGAAGTTCTCGCGGCGGACAATGCCAACTACAACGCCATGGTCCAGCAGATGCTGACGGACCTGTGCGCGGTCAGTCAGGACCGGCAGCGGATCTCCGGCAGCTCGATCGGCGGCGACTCGCAGGAAGTGGATGAGTTCTCCCGGGCGCCGACCCAGAAGGATGCCCCTGGCGTCCTGATCGGGTTCCCGCTGCAGAAGTTCCACTTCGCCGTGGGCTTCACCAAGCAGTTCGAGAAGAAGGCGACCCCGGCGGATTACGCCATCGCCCAGCAGGCGCAGCAGAAGGCCGACCTGCGCCGGATCCGGTATCAGCTGCAGAAGGCCATCTACACCCCCACCAACTACACCTTCGTCGACCTCAACGTCGACAAGGCCAGTCTGGCGGTGAAGGCCTTCATCAACGCCGACTCGTCCAACATCCAGGACGGGCCGAACGGCGAGGCCTACGACGGCACGTCGCACACCCATTACGACGCCAATGCCACACTGACCGCGGCCGTGCTCCAAGCCTCGATCAACGATGTCGTGGAGCACGGGTTCGGTGGGGCCGTCAAGGTGTTCATCAACGTGGCCGATGCCGCCGCCGTGGCGGCGCTGACCGGCTTCTCGGCCTACATCGACCCCCGGTTCTCACTGAACGCCAACGCCAACCAGCCGAATCAGGAACGGGCCAACCCGGCCCGGATGGACAACCGCGCGATCGGCATCTTCGGCCAGGCGGAAGTCTGGACCAAGCCGTGGGCGATCGCGAACTACGCCTTCGTCACCGACACCGCGGATCCCCGGAAGCCGCTGGTCATGCGGACCGATCCGGACAGCGCTGGCCTGCACCTCGAGGCCACTATTGAGTCCTTCCCGCTCCGCGCCGAATACTACGAGCACATGTTCGGCATCGGGGTCTGGAACCGCCTCAACGGTGGCGTCCTCCAGTTCAATAACGCCAGCTACTCGGCGCCGACCTTCACCCTGTAACCCAGCCGCTCACCCGCCCTCGTGGCAGGTGGGCCTTCGGGCTTTCTGGAGACTCGACTCATGGCAAAGGCAAAGCGCGACGGCGGGTTGTACTACATCGACGAGACCGCGGTCGATGCCGAGGGCAAGGCGATCGCAGACGCGCCCGCGAAGGGCCCGGACACCGATCCGAGCAAGCAGCCGGGCGCCTTGGGCGCTCCGTCATACGCCGACCAGGTCGGCCTGGCCATCGCCGGCGCGCTGAAGAGCGCGGCCGCCGGCGTGACCCTGGTCCCGGCTCCCCCAGCGCCCGATGCGGGCTCCAGCGGAGTCAGTGACGCCAAGAAGTATCCGACCCTGGCCGATCTGCCGGCCGCGGTGGCCGATCTCCCGACTGCGGCCGATGTCAGGGCCATGCAGGCCGGCGACAACCGGACCGGCGCCGTGGCCATCTACGAGGCCCGGCTGGCCGAGCTCGATCAGTAGGCCACCGTGCCGCTGACGCTCGACAACGACCCGGGTTCGGCGACGGCCAACGCCTACGCCGATGTGGCCGCCGCTGATCTGGCGGCACAGTACCGGGTCGGTGTCGTCGGCACCAACTGGTTGGCCCTGACCAGTGATCAGAAGATCCAGGCGCTGGTCACCGGTGCCCAGGATATCGACTCGCTCGGTGAGACCCGCGAAGACGGCTACTTGATCGACTTCGAGGGCGACAAGACGAGCGAGGACCAGGCGCTGGAGTTCCCCCGCGACGGGGAGACCGAGGTTCCGGTCAACATCGTGAAGTCAAACATTGAGCTGGCCTTCAGTTACTCCAGCGCCTTTGAGGTGGGAGCCACGGTCGATGTCCTCAGCCCGGATCCCACCGCGGCCCGGGTGAAGCGGAAGAAGATCGATGTGCTGGAGACCGAGTACTTCGAGCCAGGCGCCAGTGGGACCGCGCTCGAGCGGTTGCCCGGCATCGTCCAGCGGTGGTTGCAACCGTTCCTGACCTACACGCTGATCGCGGGCCAGTGGGGCTCGGCGACCGTGACTCGCGGCTCGTAGCCCACACACCGGGGCTCCCGGTGCTCACTCCGGAGGCTGTATGCGGTTTGCTCGACTTACCCTGCTCTTCCTCGCCCTGCTCTTCGTGATCGCCATCCCCGTGGTGGCGTTTGCCGCCGTCGTCGCCCAGGCCGATAGCACCGTCATCCACGTCGCCAGCGGGGTGACGTTCGCCGTCCTCTGGGCGAAGCTCGCCGCTCCCCTCGGTGCTCTGCTCACTTCCGGGATCCTCTGGTTCTTCAACAAGGTGATCCAGTGGCGCCTCATCGCTGAAATGAGCGCCGGCGCCAAGACCACGCTCTATCTGATCATCGGTGGTATCGCGGCCACGCTGCTGCCGGGGATTCCGGCCGACGCCGCGCAGTGGGGTGGGCAGACGGCTTACGGTGTCGGAAGTGCCGTCATCGTCTGGCTGGGCTTCAAGATCGGCCACAACACAGCCAGTCCGGCGCCGAAGAGCTGATCATCGGATGCTCTCCGCCCTCCTGTTCCGGATACTGACCATGGGACTGATCTCGCTCTCGGGACGCCCCATGATCGTGGTGCCGCGCCAGGTTCCGCCGCGGCCTCCGGTCGTCGCGGCGGCGGGAGGCGGAGGAGCATTCGGCAATTTGTTCAATGCCAGCTTCGCGGATGGCCTGTTCGATGGGCTGAGTCTGACGAATCCGGGATTCTGCTCGATTGTGGCCGACGCGGATTCACCGAGCGGCAAAGCGTTTCAGTGGGATGTGCCGACCAACACGGGCGACAGCGGCGCGCGCGGTGATGCGGTCCTGGTCGGTGGACCGTTTCCGGATCTCTGGGCGGTGTTCGGTCTGAAGATCATTACGCAGCCGAATGTCGGCGGCGTGAAGACCCAGAAGATGTGCATTCTGCGCAACGAGGGATCAGTCCCGAACCTGACGTGCGAGCTGAACCAGATCGACGATGACATGATCGTCAGTCTGCTCTTCACCGAATCTGGCAATCGGGTGATTGCCCTCATGGGGTCCATCGCCGCGAAGGTCGGGACCAGGAACCTGGTCAAGATCCGCCATCAGGCTCTCGGCGTCGGCCTCGGCACCCGGATCACAGTCGGCTACAACGGTGTCAACAATGTATTCCAGTACACCAGCCCAAACGACTGCGCCTGCATCCCGGATCAGGTCTCGTTCGGCGGGACCCTGAATGCCAACAGCGGCGCCTCGAAGTCACGGTACGACAGCATTTCGATCGGGACGGTCGATACCGGTTGGCCTCTCTAATGGGATTCGGCTCATGAATCGCTCCCTCTTCCGCCCACTCGCCTGGCTGCTCCTCGGCCTCGCCGCCTTTGCGGTCCCGCTCCGCGCCCAGCAGAAGCCGGACACCACCACGACGACTGTCGTGAAGAATGATTCGGTGCAGAAAACGGCTCCAATATGGGTGCCGACCACGACGATCACGACGCTCATAAAGATCGTCGTTCATGACACAGTGCCGACGAAGCCGCCGGTCGCCGTGCTCACGGTCAGCCCCAAGACAGTCAGCGCCGTGATCAGCGGCAACTTCGTGCAGTTCACTGCGACGGGTGCGAGCTCGGTCACCTGGACCGCCACTGGTGGGCCGGTGAGCGCGACCGGCCTCTACTGGCCCGGCAAGACGGCGGGCACCTATCGAGTGATCGCATCGAGCGGGAAGCTGGCCGATACCGCCACTGTCACGATCACCGGCGCGGTCACGCCCCCGCCGGTCGATACCACCAAGCTGCCGCCGAGTACGGGCACCGGCAACCTGTTCAATGTGACGTTCGAGGACGGGTCGTTCGGCGGGATGACCCAGGTGACCCACGCCAGCATCGCCACCTCAGGCTGCTACAGCGGGTCGAAGTGCCTGGACTTCAATCTGACCGGCAACGATGGCTCGGCCTACGTGGACCTTGGTAGCGGGCGGCCGGATGTCTACGTGTCGTTCGCGGTCAAGGTGATCACCCCACCGACCGGCGGCCCTCATACGCCGAACGTGTTCACCCAGAAGATGGTGATTTTCCGGAACACCGGGAATGCGCCCAATCAGTTCGGGGAGATGAACCAGATCCAGGGCAACTGGATCTGGAGCTGGCTGTTCTCGCTGACCAACAGCCCCAACTACGACATCGGTGCGCTTGGGAGCCCCAGCGCCGCGGGCTGGCACACGTTCAAGATGCATCTGCATTGTGCCTCGCCGGCCACCATAACGTGGGGTAAGGATGGCGTCGAGAGCGTGGCCACCCTGACGAACCCCGGCGGACCCTGCGCGGGCCCGGTGACGCAGATGACGTTCGGCGGCCCGAACAACGACCTCGGTCCGAGCCACTTCCAGTTCGACAACATCCACATCGGGACCGTGGATCCCGGCTGGCCCTAAATGCCCTATCGGTCCTTTGACGCCCAGCTCACGGCGGCGTCAAACCCGATCTGTAACAAGCCGCCCGGGACCTCGATCGACGACATCCTGACGGCGGTGCTCCCATGTGACAACGGGGGCGCGGGGACGGTGACCGGACCGGCGGGCTGGAGCCATGTGACGGGCTCGCCGCTCAACTCCGGATCGGATGGGCAGACGCTGTTCGTGATGCAGAAGAAGGCCGGTGGCGCCGAGCCCTCGACCTACCAGTTCACGAACAACCAGGGCGACCCGATGAGGCTCTGGATCCTCGCGCATTCCGGCGAAGACCCCGCAGCCTTCCTGCACCGGGTCAGTGCGCTGGTGTCGAGCACCACGTTCAATTCGACGTGGAACATGCTGTCCGCCGCCTTTGGTTCGGTCACCACGGCGATCTGCGACCTGATCTTCATCGGGTCCAATGACACGGCGACCGGCGGCACGCTGACCCATACGCCGCCGGGTGGGTTCACCGAAAAGGTCGACGATTCGGACGCCGGCAAGCTCGATGTCGAGATTGCGATCCAGGACTCGGTGGGGGCCGGCGCCACCGGCAGTCTCACCGGCACGGGATCGCAGACCCCGAGTGTCACGACCGCGCCGATGGTGATTGTCATTGCGCTGGCGCAGGCGGTGGCTGGCGCCAGCGCTCCACCACCGGACGCACAGCGGGCCACACTGCTCTGCATGTAGCAACCTGGCGGGCCCACAGGCCTGCATTTCATGTGAGGAAAGGGTCACCGCAATGATCACGTTTCGGCCGAACACCAGCAGCAAGCCGATGCTGGCACAGCACGTGGATGGCAAGGAATACGAGATCCAGCGCGGGGACTCTGGGACGCTCACCCCCGAGAAGAACGAAGTGCGCTGCGAATGCCCGCGCTGCGGGTCCCCGTACCTGGCGGCCTTGGGTCCCGATGATCCGAAGTACGGGGATTCGGTGACCATCACGTTCGAGGATGTCCGGTTGTTCCACGATAACCTCACGGGTGCTGCCATTCCCTTCACCCGCGTGGTCGACCGGGCGCTTCCCGGATTCAGCTGCACCGCAGGCGACTGCGGATACACCGGCGTAGCCCGGAGGAACTGAGCATGCGCGCCTATTCGATCGAACACCCCGGCGTCTCCCTGACTGCGGCCGCGACCACGATCATCGAGCTCACCGCGGCCGCAGCCAAGTGCTGCATCATCCTCCGCGCCTGGCTCTCCCAGCAGGGCAACACCAGTTCGAACCAGCAGGGCATCGCGCTGGCGCGGCAGTCGACGGCTGGCACCGGCGTCACCGCCCCCACGGCCAATCCCGCCGATGGGAGCGATACCGCCTTCGGTGGCACAGTCCGCGGCCTCTGCACCACGCAGGGCACGCTCGGCGCCGTCCTCTTTCCAGATTCCTTCAACTGGCAGAACCCCTGGACGTATCTGGGCGTGCCGGAAGAGCGCGAGACCGTCGGCGGCGGCGGCATCCTGGCTCTCCGGACCCAGACCACCCCGCAAGCGCTGACCGTCAACAGCGGCCTCAAGCTGCTGGAAGTTGGCTGAGCGGCACGGCTCGGAGCCCTGCATCGGCTGCAGAGGCTATGGGCACCACCGCGCCGGCATCGGGACCGATGGTCGCTGGCGTTGGATGAAGTGCATGGACTGCGACGGTACTGGCCGCGTGAAGCACTGCGTGGCCTGTGCCGGTCGTGGCAAGCTCTGGCTGGGGGGCTCGGACTATCTGGATTGCCCCGAATGCGGCGGGAAAGGCTACCCCAAGCCCAACCGGACGCATGTCCAATCGAAAGGCATCATCCCGGTCTATCTGACCGCGAAATGAGGGTATGAGCGCAACGCTGGGAGGCGCGGGCGGGTACGGTGGAGTCTTCCGCCACTACCCGATGCAGGTCCACCAGGTGTTTCCCAAGCAGCCAGTGGGGGCGCCGGCCGTGGGCTTGCCGCCCATCTCGCCGAGTGGCCCCGGCCTCTTTTCCTCGGCTCCGTTCCCCTACGCAGCCGTGATGCTGGCCTCCAAGCCCGTCCTGATGGCCGTGGGTGCCGCGGCAGCAGGGCTGCTCTCGCATCCCGCCGCGCGGCCGATCTCGTTCCACACCGCTCCTCATCCCTATGCGGCAGTCCAACTGGTCTCGGCGCCGAAGCTCCTGCCGGTGGGGAATCCGCCCGTCGGGGCCGCGCACCTGCGTGAAACCCCGTCGATCTACTTCCGCGTGCAGTACCCCTCGGAGCAGCTGCAGCTGCCACCGCAACTGTTGCCCCCGCCCGTCATCGTCGCCTCGACCCCGTCGGCCCAGACGTTGGCGGCATTCTACGCGGCCCACGCCCATCTCTGGCGGATCCCGTTCCCCTCGGAGCAGTTCACCCAGCAGCTGCCGCTGGCTTCGGTCGGCAACCCGGGCATTGCCCCGTTCGATACGGCCGCGTTCTACGCCAACCAGCGCGCCAGCTCGACTGGTGGATACGGCATCGCGTTCCTGGACCAAGTGGCGGTGGGCGGCGATGCGCCGGCAGCGTTCTTCGACTCCGCCACCTGGTACTACCGGTTCGGTCCGCTGTGGCGGACACCCTATCCGAGTGTCCAGCTCCAGCTCCGCACCCCGCTGATTCCGCCGCCGGTCATCGTGCCAGGCTCAGCGGGCCCGATGATGCTGGCCGAGTTCTATGCCCGACAGGCCTCGCAGTGGCGGGCGCCGTATCCCCAGATCCAGCTGGCCCTCGGTGCATCGATGCTCCCGCCGATCGGTGGAGCTCCTGTTGGCGCACCGACGCCAGCAGCCTGGCCTATCCGGTTCTTCGCCGCACCCTACCCCGCCGTGCAGTTGGCCTATCGCGCGTTGCTGGTGCCGATCGGCGACCCGTCGCCCATCCTAACCCTCCAGGGTCAGTGGGCCGCAGCCGCCTACGCGCCGAACTATCCGTTTGCGCAGCTCTTCCTGCCCACGCCACGGCTGGGCGCTCCTGTCATCGTGGTACCGACGATCGCGGACCTGCTGAGCCCGCTCTACCTCCGCCTGGCGCACCTGTGGCGGGTCCCGACCTCGATCCTGCCCTTCCAGAACCCGGGATCCGGGTGGATGCCCGTCACGGATGGCGGAATCATCGTCGTGCCCCCCGTGGTGGTGATCGGCAAGTACAAGCCGGAGCATGACTCGGCCTTCATCGATGTGGGCCTAGCCCATGGGTTCGCGGCGGAGCATGCCTCCGCGCTGAAGGACGTGGGCGATGCGGGCGTATGATCACCTTCACGCGCACGGTGCAGTCCTACAACGAGGCCACCGCGGTGACCTCGCCGGTGGTCACCTCGATCAGCGGCAACGCGGTCGAGGTGCCTGCGGATCCCGAGGTGTTCCTGCCGCTCGGCCTGACCTCGAGCCAGGTCATGAAGCTGATCTTCATTCCCCAGCCCTACATGGTCGATCGGGTGAAGGCTGGCGATGTGACGGTATGGGCGGGCGAGACCGTGATGGTCAAGGACGCCGTGCACGTGGCGCCGGATGGCGTCGTCGTGCTCTCCAAGCTCCACGTGGCCCGCTGATGGGGTTCGGCGACGATCTGGCGCGATTCCAGGCGAAGGTCGAGCACCGGGCGCTCGATGTGCACAATCGGGTCTGCGAACTGGCCTTCCAGTCCATCGTGAACGGATCCGCGATCACCGGTGCACCGGGGCAGCCAGTCGATACCGGCTTCCTGAAGGGGAGCTGGCACAACCTGATTCTCGGGCCGCTGGCCCGGCAGATCGTGACCAACGCCATCTACGCCCCTGATATCGAGGATGGGGCCCGGAAGGGTCGAGCAGCTCGAGGGATTGGCGAGGGAGACAGCCAGGATCTCGTGGGTGAGCCGGACATTGAGCTGCACCTGCGCTCACAGGTTGGCGGCTTCCATTCCGTGAAGCTGACCCGGCTTGGCTGGGAGAAGCTCGTCGCGCAGGCGGTCCGAGAGGTCGACACCGCGATCGGGATCGCGCTCAGCTCGAGCATCGCCGGTGCCCCAGCGTGACGATCAGCTCCCAGGATATCCGCCTGTCGCTCCGCGGCCAGCTGCTCACCCTGGTCGTGGCGACGACTGGCGCCATCAGCCTGAGCGTGACGGCAAGCGGGTACGTGCGAACGTCGGGCAGCTTCGTGACGGATGGCTTCGTGGCGGGCATGGAGCTGCTGGCCAGCGGGTTCGGCACCGGGACCAACAATGGGCCCCAGGTGATCACCGCGGTAACCCCGCTGACCCTGAGTGTGTCCGGTCTGTCGGCCGAGGGCGCGGGCGCCGGGCGAAGCCTGACCGTGGGTGTGCCGTCGACCAGGCTCTACGAGAACCTGGTTGGCCGACCCATTCAGCTGAAACCCTATCTGCAGGAGCAGTACGCCCCAGCCCCGCCGGTGCTTGGATCGGGACCAGCCGCTGGCGCCATGGTCGACAGCCAAGGTCTGTATGTGGCCACGCTGTTCGGTGTCCCGAATACCGGTGACGCCGCTGCCGATCGCATGGCGGATGCGGTGATGGCGCTGTTTAAGCCGGGGACCACCCTGCCGCTGACCTCCGGGTACGCAGTCCGAGTCCTCCAGCAGATGCCGTGGCGCAGCCAGATCCGGAACGACGATCGCGGCGCCCCGTTCGTGGTCGTCACGGTCCCGTGGCGCGTGTTCTCTAACAACTCCTGAGGTAGCCGACCATGCCAGGACCCTATCAGACAGGCCATGGCGTCATCGTGGCGTACAAAGTACAGTCGGGCCTCGGCGTGCCGGCCTCGGGTGCCGGCGCCACCGTGTTTCGCGCCAATCCGAGCGGTGGCATCAAGATGAACCGGCCGTCGTTCAAGTCGAACGAGATCAGAGCCGATGGCAAGAGTTCCATGGGCCGTCTCGGGTCCAAGACCGTCGCCGGCAGCTATGCCGCGGACATGTCGGTGGGCACGTTCGATGCCCTGATCGAGGCCTGCTTGCGCGGGACGTGGACGGCCCAAGTCGCCATTACCCAAGCCACGACGCTGAACGGCTCGGCCGCGGCGACCTCCGTGACCACCGGCGCCCACACCATCGTGGCAGCGGCCGGCTCCTGGATCACCCAAGGCGTGCGGGTGGGTGACATCATCCGCCTGACGGGCTTCCCCGATGGCGCCAATAACCAGATCAACGTTCGCGTGACCGGTGTGACCGCCCTCACCCTGACGGTGGCCGAGACGCTGGTCGTCAACGGCACCCCGGACACCACCTTCACCGTCACCATCCTGAAGAAGCTGGTGCAGCCGACGGTGCCGGTGCAGCGGTACTTCACGATCGAAGAGTACAACCAGGACATGGACCTGACGAAGCGGACCGTCGACGTGGTCCTCGCGTCCATCAAACTCACGGGCCAGCCCAATGGCATGGCCATCATCGAGTTCGGCTTTGTCGGGACCGACCAGACCCCGCTCGCCTCGGGCGCCAGCCCGAACTTCACGTCTCCAACGCTCACCACCGCCGTAGCACTGACCTGGCTGGATGCCGCCATCCGGCTCAAGGGCGTCGACCGGGTCGACCTCACGGCCTTCGAGGCCACCTTCGACAACCACGCTAAGGGCGTGGAGGTCATCGGGTCGAACAACTCGCCCGACATCTTCCCCGACAATGCCGACCTCGACGGCTCGTTCAGCGCGCTGCAATCCGATATGCAGCCGTTCGCCGATTTCGTGGCGGAAACCGAGGTGGAGTTCCTGGCCTTGCTGGTCGCGCCGATGAGCGAGCCCAAGGACTGCATCTCGCTGTTTATCTCACGGGTCAAGTACACCAACGTGGATGAGCAGATCGGGCAGTCGGGGCCCAAGATCGTCAACCTGCCGTTCATGACCGGCACCAAGGGCGCCGGCGTGTCGGGATACGACGACACGATGCTGTCGGTCCTGACGAGTGCTCCCTGAAGTGACTGAGGCGCAGAGGGAAGCCAGGCGTCAGGCGGCAAAGCGGTACCGCGCCGCACATCCAGATCGGGTCAGGGAGAACTATCGCGCCAGTAGGGATAGGCGAAGCGAGCAGATCAAGGCTCGGCGGCGAGCGCGGTATGCAGCCGACCCTCAGAAGTACTGCGCCGCGCAAAAGCGGCTACGCGAGAAGCACCCTGACAAAGTCAAGGCGCACAATCTCAAAAAATATGGCGGCATGACACTGGCTGTTTTCGAACAGATGCGGTCCGATCAGGCTGGTTGTTGTGCGATCTGTCGAGAGGAGTTCACCGCCGCGCCGCATGTTGACCACTGCCACAAGACCGGTGTGGTCAGGTCACTGCTCTGCGGTGGATGCAATCATGGACTCGGAAAGTTCAAAGATAGCCCAGCGAGACTCGAGGCCGCGGCAGAATATGTCCGGCGCCACATCAAACCACGCCTGACGCTCATGAAGTCGGGCACCAACGACTGAGGATCCACCCATGCAGCTCGCACTTAGCGCCAGCGGAACTCCCGTCCAGGCCAGCAATGCCCTGGAGACCCAGATCAGTCACGCCCGGGATGCCAACCCCGAAGGCCAGGCCGCGATCGACACCGTCGGCGACTACCTCCATGCCGAGATCCGAAAGGCCGGCCCGGAGGATCAGGTGACCGTGGAGTGCACCATCGACGCCCAGATCACAATCGTGCCGGCCGCCAAGCCGGCGAAGGAAGACACGAAGGAAGACAAGGCGGAGTAGTCCCCCGGCGCCCGCGCTCATCGGGATGCCGGTCGTTCCACGCTCGACAGTCCCGTCTTCCGTCGCGCCCGGGCAGGTGACGGGAATGAGCCGTGGCGGAAGCCGGGACGCCCTTGAGGAGCACCACGATGGAACTCTCCACCCTCGACAGCAAGGTCGTCAGTGAGCGCGGGCTGACCATCATCCTGACGGATCCCCGCACGGGCGGGCCGCTGATGCACGATGACGGCGAACCGATGTCCGTCACGGTGCTCGGCGATGACAGCCAGCGGATGCGGGACTACGACCGCAAGCAGCAGGATGAGGCGATCGACCAGGCCAAGGCTGGCCGCAAGAGCACGCTGACCGCGGTCGGGATCGAGGCGCGCAACGCCCGACGGTTGGCCGTGGCCACCATTCACTGGCACTTGGATGTGATCGACGGCCAGGCCTTGGAGTGCACGGAGGCCAACGCCTTCAAGGTCTATAGCGACTCGCGGTTCCCGTGGCTGTACGAGCAGGTGGCGACCGGTCGAATGGAACGGGCCCGTTTTTTCAGTGGCGGCTCGACCAGCTGATCGCCTTTGCGGCCAACCTCTTCGAGCTGGCCCGGCCGGGCAGTAAAGGCGATGACACACCGCTCCGGACCCATCTCGAGTCGTTGGCCCGGCGCGGCCGGCAGGACGCGATCGACCAGCTGGAAGGGCCGCCCTTCCCGGATGAGCTGGCTTACCTCTGGGAATGGTTTGTCGAACTCGATCGCGCCCGCGGGAGCACGGGGTTCGCCATGTCGCCGATCGGCTTCGTGGACATCCAGGCCTGGGCGAGTCTGACCGGCCGAAGACCGTACCCTGAGGAAGTTCACGCGCTGCTCCAGCTCGATTGGACCAAGCGCCATCCGCCGGAGGACCCCAAGTAGTCATGCCTGATCTGGCCACCCTCGGCATCGCCATCGACAACTCCCAGATCGGCCCGGCCAACACCGGGCTGGCAGCGTTGACGGCGACCGGTGTGGGGACCGAGGCCCAGATGAAGCGGGTAGCCCAGGCCTCGGCGGTCCAGGCGGCCCAGCTGCGGAACCTCAATACCGCCCTCGCCCAGCAGAAGACGGCGCAGGCCGCTACCAAAGACGTCCTCACCGAAGTCGATCCCCTGATGAAGAAGCTGTCCGATGGGACGTCGTCCTGGACCATCGGCATGCAGAAGCTGGCCGGCCAGCAAAAGGCCGTCGCCGAGGGGGCTGAGGCCTCGGTGCACGGGCTCGGCGGCCTCGAGCGCGTCCTGTCGGGTGTGGTGGCCGAGACCGCCGGGGCCAATGAGCGCCTCGTCAGCTTTACGGCTCGATTCGCCCAGCTGGGCATCGGCGGCCCGATCATGATCGCGGTGCTGGCAGGGCTGGCAGGGGTTGCATTCGCCATCAGCAATCTGACGGAGGACTATCGCAAGGCGGGTGAGGCCTATGACAAGTACATGGACTCGCTGCGCCAGACGAGCCCGTTGGCTATCGTGGGGCATCAGCTCGACGCAATGCACGACAAGCTGGGTCTCCTGCTGACCATTCAGAGCTTTGTCCCCGGTGCCAACCTTGTCCCCGGCCTGAGCGACAAACTCAAAGAGACGATTCAGGAGATCCACGACCTCGATGTGCAGTACAAGAATCTGCTGGATAATCAGGCCAAGATGGCCCAGTTCACCGGGGAGACAACCGAACTCGGCCGCGCCTTCTCCGATCTGCAGCGCAAGTTCACTGGCGGCCAGCTCGACCAGCAGGGCATCCAGGAGCTGGTGGGGATCGAGAACCGGATCAAGGCGGAGATCTCGGGACTCAATGCCGACCCGAACGCGCTCGGGAGCACCAAGGACACCCACGCGGAGATCGATCGGCTGAAGGGGCTGCTCGACCAGGCGGACCAGCTGCTGCAGGCCCAGACCAAGGTGGCCGGCCTCTATACCAAGATGAGTGGCGCGCCCATCCAGCAGGTCGAGACCGTCCTGGAAGCAGCGGCGCACAACATCCCCGCCATCCTGCAGGGCATCCAGGCGCTGAGTAACGGGGTGAAGATCCTCGACAACTCCGACTTTCCCGGGTTCACCAGCGAGCCATTCGACCCGAACCGCACGCCGTCGATCCTCCTCGGCGCCGGCCAGCGGGAGCACCTCGACCCCGAGAAGCAGGCGGCCGAGCAGCATGCCAACCAGGTCAAGGCGGTCCAGGACGCCCAGCGGCTGACGCTGGAGATCCAGAACAGCGTCGCCGCGGGACTGGACCTGGTGGGAGTGTTCGGGGATGTGAGCGATCAGACGGCCGATATCATCAAAGGCCTCGCGTCAGGGGTCGGCGCAGCCAACGAACTCGCCAAGGCGATCAAGTCCGGCAGCAGTGGCGATATCCTGACGGCAGGCATCGGTGTCGCTGGCGCGATCGGCAGCGTCCTGTCGGGGCTTCTCGGTGGCCACCAGCTGAGCCCAGAGGAGCAGGCGGCGCTGGATGCCCAGAAGGCCAACACGATCGCGCTGCAGCGGCTGACCGATGTGGAGAGCCTCAAGTCGGATGTGACCGGTACGCAGGCTCAGGAGATCCGGAGTCTCATCAACCGCGGCCTGACCGGGAGCGGGACCATCGGCGCCGGTCTGACCGATGCCCAGAAGGCCGAACTGACCGACTTCGGCAAGCAGTTTGGGCTCGACTCGAAGTCCTCCACGTTCCTGCAGCAGCTGCTCGACGCGCTGAACAAGACTGATCTGCTGCAGATCAACGGGAGTCTGGGCAGCCGGCTTCAGAACCAGCAGACCGGTTTCCAGCTCAAGAACATCACGGACCCGATCCAGCAACTGCTGGCCGAGCTCCAGACCCTCAAGCCCCATCAGGGCCCCCTGGGGGACCCGGCGAACCTGATCCCATCCGGCAACGCGCTGATCTTCAACGCCCTGAACGGGCTCAACCTGGGGTCGGCCACCGGCCGCCAGTCGGGTGAGGATGCGCTGTCGGCCCTGTTCGACAAGCTGAATAGCGGCCAGATCACCACCGCCCAGCTGGGTGGGCTCACCCCTCAGGAGTTCGAGAACGAACTGCTCCAGATGACCGGGCAGCTCCGGGACGCTGATTCGGCGCTCGCCGGCGTCGTGGACAGTCTCAAGGACTTCCGGAAGTCGCTGCTGCTCGACTCGAGTCTGACGACCCTCTCCCCCGTGCAGCAGCTGGCCGAGGCGCGCCAGCAGTATCTGGATGACCTGGCCAAGGCCAAAGCGGGCGACCAGGCCGCGGCGGCCGCCCTGCCCGATCTCGCGCGCCAGTTCCTCTCCCTCGACAAGGCGGTCAACGCCTCCGGTCCCCAGTTCGCCCAGGACTTCGCCTCGGTCCTGGCTGAGAGTGGGGCGCTGGCGGACATGTTCAGCGGGCAGGTGGATGTGGCGACCCAGCAGCTCGAGGTGATGAAGCCGATCAAGGACAATACGGCGGCGACCGTGACCGCCATGAAGGATTCCGTCACGGTGCAGCAGGCGGGATTCAAAATGCTGGTGGACCAGGTGGCGGCCCTGACCGCCTCGCAGACGGATGGGTTTGAGAAGCTGAGCCGCAACGCGCGCTGGACCAAGGGTAACTAATGGCCACCTGCGCGCTCTCCGGCAACTTCATCACGTCGACGCTCCGTGACAGCACCATCCCAATCGGAACGCGGCTACTGATCTTCACGCTCACCGGCGCCACCTTCCCGGCGGCCGGGGCGGCGTTTGATGCGGAGCGGGCCAATATCCTGAATGGCGTGTCCTCCGATCGGAGCGACCCGCACGGCTTCCTCGCTGAAGTGCTGCCCTACCTGCTGGCCAATCTGTCCTGCCTCGTCCGCACGTCGGGCACCGTGGCCACGCTCACGTTCCCCGGGTCGAATGGCTACTCGGGTGCCCACGCCTATGAGATCCCGGCCAGCGAGACGCTGACGTGGGTGGTGCCCGCGTCCTCGAATAGCAGCGGCGCGCCGATCACCTGTACGCCCACCCGCACGATCACCTTCGTGGCCCCGGTGGCGACGACGGTGACCGTGGACTTCAGCAACACCACGACGAACGGTGGCGGCACCCAGGTCTCGCGCTTCGGGATGCTGAATGGGTTTTCGGCCACCGATCCGCCGGATAACCTGATCACCGCGCTCAAGTGCCTGTTCCATCGCGCCGGCTCCTTCCTGCGCTATGCGAGGAGCATCGCGTTCGGGATGCTCTTTAGCCACATCTTCTCGGATCGCTGGGGCTATCCGAGCGGGAGCACTCATACTGGTGCTAAGTGGCCGTATGATCCGACCTCTGGCTTTGCCACCATGCTGGCCGCAGAGGTCGCGGCTGACGCGGGCCTGACTTTCAGGCTGGAGCCATGGAACGAGCCCAACAACACTGCCTTCTGGCCGGCCGGCCATGACACCGACTTCTTCGCCACCTTCGCCCAGATCGTCACGGCCTTCCGGGCAGCGTTCCCGAATCTGATCGTCGTCGGCCCCAGCATCGACGCTTATGACGAGACCTACCTCGATGCCTTCTTCACGTACATGCTCACCGGTGGACCCGGGGGCACGCCCGTCAAGATCGACATCCTCAGCTTTCATGACAATGTCGTCGACTACACCGTCATTCCGACCCACGTGGCCGCGGCACGGAGCCGCTATGTCAACGGCGCGACCTATGCACTTATCGGGTTGAGTGATGTCGAGGTGAGCGAAGCCGGCGGCAATCGGGTCCAGTTCTCACAGGCCGGTCAGCTCTCCGCGCTCCAGCAGCTGGAGATCGCCAAGGTCCAAGGCACGCCCTCCAATTGGCTCGATCCGGACGGGACCGATAACGGGCATAACAACTCGATCGACGGGATGCTGACCCCCAGCTTCCAGCCACGCGGCAAGTGGTGGGGGGCCAAGGCGTATGCCGACTTGGGGCTGGATCGGGTGGGCGTCACCAGCACGCAGGCGGAAGTCGTCGCGCTCGCGGGGCAGAGCGGCAACATCGTCCTCGCGCACTACGCGCCCTCGTCCCTGACGACTGCGATCTATGCCGATGTCACGCTGGTGCTCAATCGGCTGGACCTGATTCCGAGCCTCAAGGGCAAGCGGAATGTCTGTGTGTCCGGCCTGATCATCCCCTACTCCGGCATTGATTACGTCGCCGAGTTGCCGACGCTGGTGAGTCTCACCGCCTCGATCGTGAGCAACAGCGCGACCATCCACATGGGTATGGTCCGGATCGACGAACTCCTGATTATCGGGCTCAGCGCCTCGATCCTCGGCGGTGACCTGTTCCTGGCCGAGCTCACGGCCTACGACCCGAGCGGAGGTGGTAGCGTCAAGATCCTGCGCTACTCCAGCGGCCTCGGCTTCACGACCCGGACCGGCGAGACGCCGCCGGACGCGTACTACGACCCACGGCTCAAGCAGCCGGCCGATATCCAGCGGTCGGTGTTCAAGGACGGTGCGACCGCCGGCGAGAGCGAAGAAACGCTTGGCGCCCTGGTGCTGCAGAACGATGACAGCCTGCTCGATCCGCTGCTGACCTATGGCTTCAGCGGACGCCTGCTCACCATCCGGCGCGGTGTCCAAGGCGGCGCCTACCCGGGAGACTTCCCCGCCGTCTTCACCGGGACGATGGAGCAGCCGGAGGCCGACGAGAGCACGGTCACCATCAAGGTCAATGACAAGCAGCTGGCGCTCCAGCAGCCGCTGCAGGCCACCAAGTACGCGGGATCCAACGTCCTGCCAGCCGGCCTCGAGGGCGTCGAGACGGACCTCAAGGGCAAGCCCAAGCCGGTCTGCTATGGCACGGTGAAGAACATCGCCCTGCCCTGCGTCAACACCGAGAAGCTGATCTATCAGGCCAACGATGGGGTGCTGGCATCGATCGAGGATGTACGGGATTCAGGGATCTCGCTGGCACCGCGGCTCTACGTCGCGGTCGGTGATACCGGCAAGCTGTTCACCTCGCCTGATCGGGTGACCTGGACCTCGCGCACTAGCGGATTCGGGACCAGCCGGATCAATGGCATCGCCTTCGGCAATGGGGTGTTCGTGGCCGTGGGAGCAGCGGGCAAGATCTTCACCTCGACTGTCGGTATCAGCGGTTGGACCTCCCGGTCCAATCCGTTTCCGGGTACCGACGACATCTTCTCGGTCGCCTTTGCGCCTGAGCTCGGACTCTTCGTCGCGGGTGGCGCGAACGATCGCATCATCACCTCGCCAGACGGCACCACCTGGACCAATCGGACCAGCAGCTTTTCGGGCGGCACGGCCATCCAGGCGATCGCGTGGAGCCCCTTGCTTCGCATGTTCATGGCGGTGGCCAGCGCGAGTGTCGGCAAGATCGCCAGCTCACCCGATGGTGTGACCTGGACCCAGAGGACCAGCGGGATCACGGCCGGCATGGCCGGGGCTGTATGGAGTCCTGATCTCAAGGTGTTTGCAGTGGCCGGTACCAATGGCACGGTGTCGACCAGTCCGGATGCGGTGACCTTCACGCTCAAGACCGGCCTCAGCATCACCCTGAACGGGATTGCAGCCGGCAATGGTGGCTTCTTGGCCGTCGGTACCGTGGGTGCCGTCGGCCAAGCCGCGTTCTCCCCCGATGGCGACGTCTGGACCCTTCGGGCGTTGACCGACCTGTCGACTGTTTCGATCCAGACGGCAGCCTATCTCGACAACGACTTTCTGATCGGGTCAGCGGCCGGACTCCTGGGATTCTCCCCCGACGGCCAGGTGTTCACGAAGCTGCAGGCCGCCTTCGGTGCCAATACGATCTATGGGATGGTGCTGGGGCTGAATGTCGGCGCCGTGGGTACCTACGCCAATTCCACCGACCTGCTGGACGATACGCTGGCTCCGGCAGCTGGCACCTACAAGGTCTATCTCGCCGGCGGGTACATCCGCCTCGGCTCCCCGCCCGCGGGCCAGGTCACGGCCGATGTCACCGAAGGCGCCACCGCGGCCGATCGGACCACCGCACAAATTTTCGCCCGGATTCTGGACGTGCGGGCCGGCCTGACGACGGGCGACTGGCTCGCCGCCGATATCACGGCGCTCGATGCGCTCAACAGTGCCGTCATCGGGTTCTGGACGGCCGAGGAGACGACCTTCGCGGATGTGCTGGATCAGGTGGCCAGCAGTATCGGGGCCGGCTGGGGCACCGACGCCAACGGGGTCTACCGCATTCAGCAACTGCTCGCGCCCAGTGGCACCGCGTCCTGCTTCTTCACCGAGCATGACCTCCTCGCCCCGATCAAGCGGCTGGTGACGAGTGACCCGAGTCGGGGCCTCCCGACCTGGAAGTCGATCGTGCGCTACGCGCAGAACTACACGGTGCAGGATACCGGACTCGCTGGCGGTGTCACGGATGACCGGCGGGCCTTTGTGGCCCTCCAGTGGCGGGAGGCGACGGCGCAGAACACCGGCGTCCAGACGGCCCACCTCCTCGCCGTGCAGACGGCAGAGGATTCCCTGCTTGCCACGGTCACGGACGCGCAAGCGGAGGCGACCCGCCGCCAGGCGCTGCGCGGCGTGCTCCGGAACCTGCTGGAGTTGGTGGTGCCGTGGAATGCAGAGACGGATGTGCTCGACATCTTCGGCGCCAACCTGATCCAGCTCACCCATCCACGCTACAACCTCTCGGGGGGGGTGCTGATGCGGGTGCTGGGCATCAAGCCGGATGGCGAGCAGGGGCGATTGACTCTCACGGTCTGGTACTAACATGGCGAACTGTCTCTTTGGCTATCCCAATTATTCGGATGTGAGCGTCCTCTACACCCCGACGTTCAGCGTGGCGATCGGCGGCTCATGGTCCAGCACCCTTCCGCTGACCAATCTGCAGGACCGGCGGCTGTCGTTGGTCGCGCGCTCCTCCAGTGCCTCGCCGGCCGATACGAGGTTCTCCTGTACCCTGGGGGCGCTGCGGTCGGTGGGCCTCGTCGCCATTCCAAAGCACACCGTTTCGGCGGCGGGCTCCATCCGCGCGCGCGGCTTCTTCGGCCAGCCGGGCCTCAGCTTCTTCTCGCCGGACTTCAGCACCGGATGGTCACTGGTGGCCACACCCACCCGGGTGGCCGCAGCGGTGACCGGCACCGATGGCGTGTCCCTGGATCTGATTGGCGATGACAACGCGGGCGCGCTGGAGGGCTATACCAAGGTCTGCGCCTTCGCCGGTGATGCCGTCAAAGCCTGTTGCCTCAAGGTCCGGCAGAATACCAGCACCTCGTCCGCCTTCCGGCTCCGGGACACGACCGCCGGCGCGAACCGGCTGCTTGGCGTGCTGACTTGGAGCGGCGGCCTGCCGGTTGTCACAATGACGACGGGTACCTATGTCGGCTACCGGGTGATTGGGGGCTCCTTCCGCCTGTCCTTCATCTCGGCCAGCGTGACGACAGCGAACACGAATCAGTGGGAGGTCTACCCGGCCACCACATCCGCGCTGGCCACCGCCAACACCGGGACGCTCTACTGCGGGGATCTGGAAATTTACAACACGGACACGGACCGCTTGGCCGCTGACTCGGGGTACGTCTCGGCGGCCCCGGCAGGCCTCACCGCAGAAGATACTGTCGGGCTGAATGTCCCCTTCGTCTATATCCCGACCGAGGGCGTGTTCGCCAATGACGCGACCGACAACATCGGCGAGTACCTCTTCGAGATCAACGACCCGACCAACACCGCGGGCTATGTCGACCTCGCGCGGCTGGTGATCGCGGGCACCTTCCAGCCGGAAGTCAACATGGACTACGGCGCCGCCTTTGGACTGGAGACCGACACGGTGCGGAACCGCACGGATGGCGGTTCAGCCCAGTACCACGTCAAGCCGAATCGGCGCATGGTGAACGCCTCGCTGAGTCTGCTCACCGAGGACGAAGCGCTCAGCCAGTTCTTTGCGATGCAGCAGCATCTGGGGATTTCGGGCCAGCTCTTCTTCGCGTGGGATCCGGCGGATGCCACCTACGCCTGGCGGCGGAGTTTCCTCGCCACGTTCCGCGAGCTCAATCCGCTGGAGAACGCGATGCTGGCCCGCCATCGCGCCCCCTTCGCCCTCGTCGAGGAGATTTGACTATGCGCCTCCCTGCCCTGCTCCTCATCGCTGTGCTGGCTGGCTGCCAGGAGACCTCGGCCCCGGAGGCCCCGGCGTTCGCCATCGCGCCAAGCGGTAACACGGTGACCCGCGATGGCTGGCACGTCGTCCTCCGGCAAGGGACGGTCCAGCGGTTCGAGTGCTGGCTCCCGGCTGGGAACCTCCTACCGACGGCGGACACCGCGCTCAAGGTCTGCCAGCATCAGTCCATCGAAGTGCCGCCCCCGATCGAGCCCTACTAATGAGCCGCCGCGACTCTCGCTGGTTCACCCTCCTCGCTGGCTCCATGCTGGGGCTCGGCGCGTGGCTGCTGCTCATCGGGGCCGAGGGTGACCTTTCCGGGTTGGCCGCGAGTGGCGTCTCCGTGGGCGCACTGCTCGCCGGGCTCGCCCTGGTGCTCAAGATGCTGCCGCCCGTCATCGAGATGTTCCGCCGCAACGATACCCATTACACCACGTCCGACCGGGCTGAAATCATGTCCTTCCTCGACCGGCGATTTGATCGGCTGGAGGATGCGATTCGGGACGAACAGGAGAAACAGGCCAAGCACGTCGAGAGCGTAGTGGGCGCCGCGCATCTGAACCTGCAACGCCTGATTGCGCAGAAGAAGGGTGAGGCGCTGTCATGACCACGAAACGCATACTGGTGGTGGATGACGAGCGGGCGATCCGCGAAGCGATGGTCCGGGTCCTGGTGGATGCGGGGTACCTCGTCGCGGCGGCGGACTCGATGGGGCAAGCGCTGGCACTCGAAGGGCCGTGGGACGCGATGGTGCTGGATGAGCGCCTGCCTGATGGCTCCGGCCACGATATCGCGCTCGTCTTTCCTGACGTGCCCGTCGTCACCGTCTCCGGCTACTCCCACGCGACCCTGGCCAAGCCGTTCACGAATGAGGCACTGGTCGAGGCCGTGGCCGCGTTGTGGGGGACGGCATGAGTCGCCTCCGCTGGATCTCGGATACCGAGGGAGCGCTCGACTACGACCGGGCCAAGAAACTGTTCGTCCTGGTCGCCGCGGCCTTGGCGTTCGTGGCAGCCTTCGTGGCCTCGCTGTTCCTCGCCTTCAAGAAGGACGACACGTCGATCCTGCTCTGGCTGGGCGGTGCCGCGCTGGTACCGGTCACCGTCGGGGTGGCGGCCAGCGCCTTCGGCCAGGCCAGCGGCAAGGCCGGCACGACTCAAGTCCTCGCGGGGCAGATACCGGGCCGGCGCGTGAATGACTCCAACGAACAGCCCATCCCCGAGGCCAAGCCATGATGATTCTCGCCCTCCTCCGGACCGACAGCAGCGCCGTCACCTTCGGCCGCCTCACGCTGCCGGATGGCCTGTCCTTCCACACGTTAGAGCCCCCATGGCGCGACAACCTCAATAATGTCTCCTGCATCCCTGCGGGCACCTACACGCTCAAGCGCCGCTTCTCGGTCAAGCATCGGTGCATCCTGTTCGAGATCACGGCCGTGCCCGATCGGGAGGATGTCGAACTCCATATCGGGAACTTCCTGAAGGACACGCTGGGCTGTGTCCTGCTCGGCCTCGGCCGGCAAAGCGAGATGGTCACTCAGAGCCATGAAGCCTTCGACCGCTTCATGGCGGCGATGGACGGCATCGATGAATGCCTGATCGTGGTCAGCTGGGCGCCGGGGATATCCCCGGAGTCGCGGATGGCCGCCTGATGTGCGTCTGGTACGGGCTCACGATGGGCGGTGCCGTCCTGGCCCAGGTCGACCGGCCGGACGTGCGATCGGCCACCTCCTATTTCCTCACCGTGTCCGGGGTCATGCGGGTGCAGAGTCGCGCCAGTTACCGGATTGCCTGCGAGGAAATGCGGATCCCGGAGCGGCGCAAGTCGAAAGACGTGTGGGATGACCCCGAGGCGGACCTGATGGCCAGGCTGTGCGCGTGACGCGATGGGCCTCCACTCCCAGGAAGACGACGGGGACGCCTGGCAGGGCGAGTCCTCGCCCTGGAACGCGGCTGAAACCCTTGAACAGCGGCTCATTCGCGAAGCCTTCGAGATGGAGTGCGCGCTGCAGCTACTGCTCAAGGGGTTGGTCGAGTCGCATGGCCAGCAACGGCTCACCGCGTTTGTGCCGCGGGGACGGAACCCGGAACCGAGGTGGTGAGCGATGAAGCCCATAGTGTGGGTCGCTCTCTGCCTCGCCTGTTTCGCGGTGGGCTGGCTGCTGCACCCGGGCAGGCCGCCGGTGGTGGACCCCGCGACGCAGCATGAGCTCGACAGCCTCAGGGCGACCCGACCCACGTTCGACAGCCTGCAGCGCCGGGCCTCTGATTCGGTGACCCGGTTCCGCGATTCGACCGCCCGGCTGACCGTGCGCGTAGCCGCGCTGCAGCGAGCGGCCGGCCTCTCCGGGCATCGGGCCGATAGCCTGGCCGGACTAGCGACGGTCGTCGATACCGCCCCGAACGATTCGGCCGCCTATTTCCGGCTGGCGTACCAGGAACGCACGTCTGAGGCGGACTCCCTGCGGATCGCCGGCGCCCTCGGGTTCACGGCCATGCGGGACGCCCAACTCGTCGCCTCGACCTGTCTCCGGGCGCAGATCGACGCGGAAGGCCGGATGAATCAGCAGACGCAGGTGATCGAGGGATTGCAGGCCGTGATCGCCAAGGCCCGCGCCCCGTCACGGCTGAGCCTCGCGCTGTTCGGTGGCTATGGTGGGGCGCTGTCGGGTGGGAAGGTGGTCGCGGCGCCGATGGTCGGTGTCGGTGTGAGCTACGCGCTCCGGCTGCCCAGGCTGTTCTAATCTCAACTCTTCCTTTTTTCGGTGAGGTTTCCCGTGGTCACCTTCGGTCTTGCGCTCCTGATTGTCGGCATCCTGTTCGTCCTGATGCTCGCCCGTGATCTCCGCCAGCCTGGCACCCCGCGTCCGGTGCCCACGGTCGAGCGGGTGGTCTACCTGTTCACCTTGGCCATGGCCTGCACCTGGTTCGCCCTACAATTGTTCCTGCATCTCAAGGGGTGAGGTAACGGGGCACTCGCTGGTCGGCAGATGGAACATGGATTGATCGTCGTAGGTGGCCCGCAGTCCGCAGACGGAGCACCGCCGAGCGCGCGGGTCGGTGTCGTCGGTCGGGTGCTCCCAGCGGTGGCGCTTCATGGGCGGCTGGATTGCCCGGCGCGAAAGGCCTCAAGAAGATTGCCGAGCGCTCGCTGCCGGGCAGGCGAGGCGGAGATCATGGCATCGCTCGCGCAGGCGGCCAGAGAAGTGGCGATGGCCGCAGTCATTCCCGTCAGCCGCCATTCGGTGGCATGAGCCGTTGGTCCGACGTACTCAGAGAAGGCAAAACCGAAGAGGTGGTGGGCGGCTAGGGTCGTTGCGAAAGCCTTCTGCCCTGCGTTCGTTGCGCTTGGGTAGGCCAGGCCGTCGTCCTCGTCTACCCAAGTCTCATTCTGGGTCGCGCCACCATCGAGCTGGTAGGACACGTCACCGTTCAGTGTCAGAATGCCCTGGAAGCTGACGCCCACTACATATCCGCCGTTGGCGCAGCCCACCAAAAGCGTGGGGTATTCCGAGGTACCTTGATAATTGGTTATAGCGACATCTGCCGGGAGCGCCGCGCCCGCGATAGTCGCGCTGCTTAGTCGCACCCAATCATAGCTCGACACCGCCAGCGGCCATTGTACGCCGTCGATGGTTGCGATGACCTGTAGATCCGCGGTCGAGCTCGTGGTCAGGACGCCGGCCGAGGTGATCGTGCCGGCGATGGACGGGCTGACGCTCCAGCTAATCGGCCGATTCACCACTGAGTTGTCGGCTAGGATCTGCGTGACCGAGTAGGTGTGTGGCTCGCCGCCCTTCACTCGCTCAGGGCCATTGAACACAACCTGAGCAATGGGGGCTGGCGGCGGTCCGCTGGGATCGGAACCACCACAAGCAACCAGGACAAGCAGGATCAGCAGGGATGGCGCACGCATGTACGGCTCCAGTGGGTGACGCACCATTATATGGTGGGTACGGCTGATGGACCTCACCAGCACCACACTAACTGGAAGTCTTCGGGGCGCCACTACCATCGGTAATAGGGGTGAAAACCGGGCAGGGTTACACCCTTGACCTGATGGGGTCCGGGCTGCACTTTCGGACCGCCTCCGAATGGAAGCCGAACCGATGGACTGCATGGTCGTTATCCTCACCCGCGATATTCCCGGCCTTGGCGTCAAAGGCGACCGCCTCGGCGTTCGTCCTGGCCACCCGACCGCTCCTGCTGTGGTCCTTCATGGTGTGTATCCGAATTACGGGCTCTTTGCTGGGCTGCTGGCCGACGGAGCGCTGGAGCCCGTCACCCCGTCCGACGCTTCCGAGATTTCCCGGAAACTGGAGGAGCTGGTAGAGCCTTCCCCAGTAGGCCCGCGTCCCCGTCGTCATCGCCATCTTCGCCTGTCGGCGTAGTCCCGGCCAGCGCCTCAAGGCGCTGGGCCAAGGCCTTCAACTCAGACGCAACCGCGAGCAGTGCCGCATCCCTGTTAACGGGTGCGTTAACGCCTAGCTCGGGCATCTCCCCGCCTTCGCGCAACCATCGGTAGGCCGCATCGAAGTTGCCAGTCAGTCCGGCCATCTTCTTTAGGCTCTTCAGCCGTACCGTGTCCCCAGTCTCATTCACCCAATGTGAAATGCGGGCGCTCCCCACATGGAGCGCATCCGCGAATTCCCCGTGGCTGGTATAGCCGAGGGCCTGCCAGAGTTGGTCTATTCGCCCACCCCATCCCGCCGCAATCATGACCGGCAATATTCCCCCTTGCGTTAACCATTGCCTTTTGCTAACATATCGACGCGCTAGCAACGCTGTTTGATGGCAAATAGCATCACAACACTCTAAGTGCTGAGGTGGCAATGGCTTCCGAGAACGTACCCCCCGATTCAGGCCAGAGCAAGGAAGGCTGGCCGACGATTGGTGGCCGGTGTCGGCCATCCGATAAGCGGCTGGTGGATATCGCTGCGGCCCACGTTCAGAAGAAGCGCGGTGACTTCATCGTGGAAGCCGCCGTGGAGAAGGCCATCAAGATCATGGAAGAGCAGGCTGCGTGATGTCCACCAGCCTACCGCAGTCTGCCGGCACCCCCGTAACCACCCTTCCCGAGTCTGGAAGAATTCGGGGTCGGCGCCAGGTCCTCTCGGCGGCCCTGAATGTCCGGGTGCCGAATGTCCGCTGGACGCTGGACCGGGCGTTCGATGTGATCGAGAAGTCGGTCTTCGCGCTGCGCAACCTGCCGGGTCCACTGGCCGAGCTGCAGCAGCGGATCGAGCGGGCGAAGGGGTTGCCTGATGAGGCACTGCCGACTCTCGCCAAGGCGCTGTGCCGGGCCTGCCTGGAGGGATCGGAGTCCAGTGCGGCGCTCGCCGTGTTCCACGAGACGGATTCGACGGAGGACCTGCAGCGGGCGCTCAAGGAGAAGGTCGAGCACCACGGGGCCGAGGAGATCGCGATCGCGGCGATCCAGGCCGAGCTCGAGCGGCGGGCGTCATGAAGTACCGGGGCGAGACGCTGCACTTCTACGACGTCCTGATGGCCGGGGGTCAGCGGCTCCGGATCGCCGCCCGGTCGGAGCAGAGGGCGAAGCAGGAAGCGGAGCGCCGGGCCCGGAAGTTCGGCTGGACCGGGACGCGGGCGGAAGCGGTTGAGGCGGTACCCGCATGAAGCCGACGAAATCGCGGTTTCAGCAGCGGCTGCGGGACGCGGCGACGGCGGCGGGATTCAGCGCCATGCCGCGGTGTCCCACCTGTCAGGCCGAAGTTGAACCGAGGTATTGGGATCTTCACCAGCGCACGCACCGCGATGCGCACGCTGCACGACAGAAGGAGGCGGGCGATGAATTGGCAACCGAAAGCGACGTGCCCGTTTTGTCTGAAACCGATCAACCCGGCCGATTGGTCAGCGCACAAGGCCAGTCACCTGATCGACTGCCGGAAGCTGCTGGAGCAGCGGAGCCCGTTGGACCGACTGCTGGATGACCTGAGAGCGGTGAACTAGATGGACTGGGCCTGAACAACAAGCCGCCCGACGCTGTGAACGCCGGGCGCTGGAGAGACGGCAAGCAACGCCGTAAGTCAACCTACACGGAGAGCGTACCCGATGGAATCCACCCGAGTTGTTACACCCCAAGAGACTGAGGAGCCACGCCCCGGCGATGCCGAGTGCCTGGCCTGCGGCGGCCCGATGTGGGCCCATGAAGCCATCAGTGGCCGATGCCGCGACTGCGCGGAGGGCGACCACACGGGGCCACCCGCAATGGATCCGGAGAACTTCCGGCGCTGGTTCGATGCCCGGCAGGGCGAGGTGGCGTCATGACCGGCCCGGATAAGGTCACCGCGAAGGATGAAGCCGTTCCCCGGGAGCTGGCGCCGGAGGACACGCACCAGGCGATCTGCGTCGACGTGATCGCGCTGGGCCAGAAGTGGGATCAGTACCCGGGACAGGTGGGGGCCATCCGGACGAAGATCGCGCTGGTCTGGCAACTCGACGCCAAGCGGCAGGACGGCAAGCCGTTCGAGTTGTCGACCGAATACACGCTGTCGATGTGGGAGAAGGCCAATCTGCGGCGGGACCTGGAGTCGTGGCGTGGCAAGCCCTACACGGAGGAGCAGGCCAAGGAAGGGATCGCAGTCGACAAGTTGGTGGGCCATAACGCGCTGCTGACGGTGGGCCACAAGACGAGCGGTACCGGCAAGAAATCCGCCAAGATTATGACGGTAACCAAGCTGCCGAAGGCGATGCCGGCCCTCGTCGCCGAACCCTATACCCGCGCTCCGTTCTGGGCCAAGAAGAAAGAGGAGTACGCGGCGGAGGCGGCCAAGCACCTGAACGACATCACGCCGATGGCGAAGGCCGCGGCCGAGGACTACGACGACTTCCCGCCGCCGCATGAAGCGGACGACGAATCGCTTCCTTTTTGACCATGCCCATCACCGTCTACTCCGGCATCAGCCGGTCGCGGCCCTGCTGTCTTGATCCCAAGGACGGGCTGCTCTACCAGGTCGGGGGGAACGCCCTCGGCACCGCCTTCCCGACTGAGGCCGACGCGCTGGCCGCCATTCGGAAAACGGTTGCCGCCCGGCAAGCGCAGTACGGGCCGACCGCGGACTGGATCGAGAACTACAGCACGACCCCGCCGCACCTCGCGGACAAGGAACGGAAAGCCGACTTCAGGCAGGAGCAGGCGGAACGGGTCGCGGCCAAGCGAGCGGCGGTCGAATCATGAGCGCCCTCTTCCATTGGTTCGGCCTCGGCACGCTCTACGTGGCCTGCGTGTTCGGCTTCTTCGCCTTGTTGTCCGGCATCAGGACCATGAACAAATACGAGCCGTTCCCTGCCTTCGAGCATGGGGCCCTTCTGTGTTGCTTCACTTGGGCCTTCTGGTGTCTCTGCGAAGCCAGACACAGCGGGCTCTCTCTTCTGGTGGTGTCGCTGATCTCCACGGGCAGCCTGGCTGGGATACTCGCAGCCGATCGCTACGCCCAGCGGCGGCATGACCGGGAGGCGGCCGAGCGGGACCGGAAGAAGCCGACGACGGGGACCGTATGATGAAAGTCGAGACGGTCGGCCGCCTGTTGTTCATTGTCGGCATCCTGTTCTTCATGCTGGCGTATATCTGCTTCACTGGAGGCACCCAGAATGACAACCTGACGGGCCTCTTTGCCGGAGCGTGGGTGGCTTCATGGGTCTGCGCCTTCCTCAAGTTCTCCGGGAGGGGCTTCTGATGCCCAGCACGATCGAGGGCCAGCCGGTGCCGCATGCGGTCGCCTCACTCAAGACGATGGCCGAGCGGACCAGCCTGCCCAACCTCGCCGAATGGGCGACCCGGATGCTCCGCTTCTACTACCAGGGCGTAGCCGAGGGGTTGTCACCCGACAAGGCACTGAGTTTCGCGCGCCAGCAGGACCGTGCCTTCGACGGCCTGGACCGGTGGGACCCGATCGACAAATAGGATGGCGCCCGGCACCAGCTTCGGCGGTGCGACTGGACGGACGGGGACCACTCCCCGGCCAAGCGGGGTTCGAATCCCCGACCGGGCACTCAGCATCGAACAACTCACGCCGTGCCGCTCCTGGGAGAGGCCTCTATGTGGCCCCAATTCCTGCGGGAACTCAGCCCCCTGTTCTACGCGCTGCTGGCCTTTGCGGTCTTGCTCTGCGGCGCCGGGCCGATCATCCGGCTCCTCTCGGTCATGGACCGACTGGAGCGGCAAGCCGAGTGGCGCGCGCAGGGCGCGCAGTTGCGCCGGGCCCGGGCACGCCGGACCTACGCGGCAATGGTCAAGCGGGAAACCGGCGTCGACCTGGACGAGGATGAAGTCGCGTGAACACCGCTGACCCGCTGAGCACCCACGGTGTCACCATGGACTTCGGAAAGCACTCAGGCGAGCTGCTCACCCGGGTCCCGGTCTCCTATGTCCGGTGGATGGCCAACAATGTCGGACTGCCCGAACGGTGGCGCCTGCTCGCCAAGGCGGAGTTCGAGCGCCGGGGCGACACAATGCCCGCGGTAGAGCTCACCGGCCACGCGATCGACAATGCGAGCCTGCGTGCTCTGCCGCTCTGGCGCCGGACCGGTGCACGCGGCGAAGGCCTCTACTCCTGGCTTATGCGGATGGTGCTGGAGGCCCGGGAAAAGGGCGAGAAAGACGGTGAACGGATCAAGTACCAGGGCCTAATCCTGGTGGTGGTCGAAGGCCATGAGTTCCCGGTGCTCAAGACGGTGATGACATGACCGACCCAGCCACCCGTCTCGCCATCAGCGGCATGATCTGGACGATCGGCACCCTCGCCGCCGCGCGCTGGTACTGGACCCGGCGGCGGGTCTATCCGATCCGGTGGAAGTCATGACCGCTACGGGCCTCGAAGAGCAGGTGCGCTCGCTCCAGGCCGAGAACGCCACGCTCCGGGATGAACTGGCGGCGCTCCGGGGTGAGCGGAAGCACCCGCTGACGGCGAAGCAGCGGCGGGTCTTGGCGTTCGTCGCGGACCGCATTACGGCAACGGGCAGCGCACCGTCGTTCGAGGCGATGGCCCGCGCCCTGGGCTTCAAGTCGTTGGCCTCAGTCCACGAGCATCTGACCGCGCTGGAGCGCCGGGGCTGGATTCGTCGGGATAAAGGCAAGGCCTACGCCATCACGGTGCTGCCGTGACGGGGCTCCTGATCGACCTATTTGCGGGCGGTGGCGGTGCCTCCACTGGCATTGAGGCGGCGCTCGGCCGCCCGGTAGATCTCGCGATCAACCACGACGCAGTGGCGTTGGCGGCCCACAGGGCCAACCACCCGAAGACGCGGCATCTCACGGCTGATATCTGGGATGTGAAGCCGGAAGTGGCTACGCGCGGTGAGCCGGTCTACCTGCTCTGGGCCAGCCCCGACTGTACACACTTTTCCGTGGCCAAGGGCAACGTGCCCCGGAAGCAGAATATCCGGTCACTGGCCTGGGTGGTGACGCGATGGGCCAAGGCCGTGCGGCCGCAGATCATCATGCTGGAAAACGTCTCTGAGTTCAAAGGCTGGGGCCCTCTCGGCAAGGACGGGCGGCCAGATAAGGCGCGGATGGGGCAGACGTTTGATCGGTGGCGGAAGCGGCTGGAGAACCTCGGCTACGCAGTGGACTGCCGAGTGCTCGATGCCTCGGCCTACGGTGCCCCTACCAAGCGCCGCCGCTTGTTTCTGATCGCCCGTCGGGATGGCGTGCCGATTCTCTGGCCTGCGGTCACCCACGGATCTGCCTCGGCCAACCCCGATCTCTTTGCCGCGATCCTCAAGCCACTCCACACGGCGGCCGAGTGCATAGACTGGTCACTCCGGTGCCCGTCGATCTTCGAGCGGAAGCGGCCGCTGGCGGGCAAAACGCTGTGGCGGATCGCGGAAGGGATGCGCCGGTTCGTGTTCGACAATCCGGCGCCTTTCATCGTCAAGGTCAATCACGGGAACCTGGATGACAGGAGCGAATCCCTCGACGCGCCGCTCTCAACCGTCACCGCCTCCCGGCGTGGTCATGCGGTCGTCGTTCCATCGATCGTCGGGGTGGGTGGCCGGGCTGGGCAGACGCCAGCAACTGGTATGGCCGAGCCGGTCGGTACGGTCACAGCCAAGAATGATCGTGCGCTGCTCACGCCAGTCATGATCGCTATCGACCATGCCGGATCGAAGTCTCCGGCCACCACTCCAGCCGATGCGCCGTTGCCGACGACCACTGTCGAAAACCGCCACGCGCTCATTGCCCCGACCCTGATTCAGACTGGATACGGTGAGCGGGACGGACAGGCGGCTCGCGCTCTCGATATCGAGCAGCCGCTCGGAACAGTGGTTGCTGGCGGACAGAAGCACGCGCTGTGCACCGCGTTCATCGCGAAGCATTTCGGCGACCGTGGCCAGCGTCCCGGGCTGTCTCCCCACGAGCCGCTCGCCACCGTCACCGCCAGCGACCATCACAGCCTTGTCGCGGCCAACCTACTCAAGCTGCGTGGCGACAATCATGGCGCCGACCTGAACCAGCCCCTCCCCACGGTCACGGCCAACGGCAACCACCTCGCCGAGGTCCGCGCCTTCCTGGTCACCTATTACGGGCAAGGGGTCGGGCAGACCGTCCGCAAGCCAATGCGGACCCTGACGACCAAGGATCGAATGGGGCTCGTTACCATCGCGGGGACCGAATACCAAATCGTGGATATCGGCCTCCGGATGCTGGAGCCGGAGGAGCTGCTCCGGGCGCAGTTCGGTCGTTTCGCGGCGGGCTACGACCTGTCGGCGGCCAAAACCAAGTCCGGCAAGGTCCGACTTATTGGCAATTCAGTTTGCCCCGAAGCGGCCGAAGCTCTGGTCCGGGCGAACATCCCGACCGAACTCGCAGCCGCAGCCTAACCCCTCACTGAAAGACTGACGATGCCCAAGGGAACCAAGTTCAACAAGCAGACGGGGGAGATTGAGGGCGCCACCGCGACCCTGCCACCGGATGCGGGCGCGGACCTGATCCGCCTGACCAATCACGACCAGTCGGTGATGCGGACGTCGCTCGACCTGCTCGACAAGGCGGTCGAGGCGGCCATCAAGGCGGTGACCAAGATCGGGATTGCGACCCTGCCGATCGACGCGTTGTCGGCGCAATCCGTCGAAGCGCGGAAGCAGATGAATTCCAACATCGAGCGGGAAGAGTGGGGACTGGCGCCCCACCTCGTGCCGTGTGTGCGGCTGGGCATCAGCCTCATGGTGGAGAAGCTGACCAAGATCGAGGAAGCGCAGGTCGAGCTGGGCATCATGGCCCCGGACGACACGAAGCACCAGCTGGACCTGGCGCGCGACCTCGCCGCCCGGCTCCGCGACCAACTGCGGATGCTCTGACCATGAACTACCCGGCGCCCGTGCCCCTGCCGCCTGCGCCGCCGCACCCGTTCACTCGGGATGCAGCGAAGCTCAGCACGGCCGGCCCGGCGGAGATTGTGGACCTGTCCAGTGGGTGGATGACGGAGGAGGTGCGATGAAAGCCCTGTCAATCCAGCAGCCGTGGGCCTGGCTGATCGCCGAAGGGCTCAAGGATATCGAGAACCGCAATTGGTCAACGACGTATCGGGGCCCCATCGCGATCCATGCCGGCAAGAAGCTGGATGTCCTGGCGGATATGTACCTGAGAGACCGTGGGTGGGGAGAGCGGCTCCCGCCTGCCGAGCTGCTCCCGAAGGGTGGCGTAGTGGGATTTGCTGAAATCATTGGCTGCGTCCGGTTTTCGAAAAGCCGCTGGTTTCAGGGGCCCTACGGATTCGAGCTCGCGCTCCAGTCCCGATGCGACCTCATCCCATGCCGGGGGCAGCTCGGCCTTTTTGAAGTGGATCTCGGAGTAAAGTCATGACGTTCGGCAAGCGGACCTTCGCGCGTGGTCGCACCCAGCGCCCCAAGCACGGGGCGATGAACAAGATGGAGGCCAGCTACGGCGAGCTGCTGGAGCAGCGGCGGATCCGGGGCGAGGTGGCCAGCTACGCCTTCGAGGCGGTCAAGCTCAAGCTCGCGCCGCTCACGTTCTACACGCCGGACTATCGGGTGATCCTGGTCGACGGCACGGAGGAGTATCACGAGGTAAAGGGGTTCTGGGAGGACGATGCGCGGGTCAAGATCAAGACGGCCGCGGTGATCCATGACTGCTACGTCT